CTGCAATGAAAAGTAAACTGCCGCTATTGACATTATCATTATAGCAATGCCTACAAGACTTTTGATGTCCATGTTTACTTTACCATGTTGTGTTAAATCTACTCCGTTTGCCATAATTTTAAAATCTCCTCATTCCTTTTTTCTCTTTATCCTTTTCTGCTTTCTTTTTCATTGCTGATGTCATATAAGGTTCGGGTATTTGGAACCCTCTCTTTTTTCTTCCAATTGGAATCTTTGCCCACCTGTCAATAGCATTGCCTTTTTTATTTGTATACTGTACACGGACATAATGTCCTTTAATTTGTTTTTGTACATCAAACAATGCTTGTTTCAGTCCTTTATAGTCTTTTGATTCTATTTCTGATCCATCTAATGTTTCAAATGTGAATGTTCTCATATTTCCTTTAATTATATAATAATACACTTATTTATATAATTTCAGGATAAGTTCGTACTTAATAACTTAAATTAGCTGAATTAATTCCACCAGTCTGGGTCAAAAACTGTTTTTGCTTTTTTCCAATTAACTTTTTTCATTTGTAAAAATATTGGTATCCAAAGTAAACCTATTATGCAACCAAATGCTGTACCAAATGCAAGTAGCCACGATGCTGTTACTGCTCCGCCCATAAAGTCTGATAATGCATTTCCTATGCCTGCTCCTAGCACTCCACTTAAACCATTTTGTAATTGTTTTGGCATAAATTTTTCAAATCTTAAACCTAATATAGCACCAGCTATCATAACGCCATTGTCCACTATACCATAAATTATAAAATCATATAATCCACTCATTTTATTTTCTCCTATTAGTAATTATCTTGTTTAAAACATCATGCGTATCATTGTACCATTTAGTTACAATAAAATCACACTTTGTTGGAGTTTCAAACATTTTATTAGTGTCATCGTACTTGCCTGCATCAATAGTATCCATCCATATGGTAAAGTCTGCATTAAAGTTTTTTCTTGTTTCTTCTGTAGGACAAATAAAATCTGCAATAGCAATCTTGCCTGCTAGTGTTACACCATCTGCTAAATGTCGCATACGGTCTGCTTGTCTAGTTCTACCGTCTGCACTAAAATCCCAATCATTATATTTTGTTCTTGTACAATCTGAATTAATCCATACTGCATCAAGTAACTTTGCTAATGGCTCTGCGAGTGTTGACTTGCCACTACCTGGTAGGCCGCATACTAGTATCTTTATCTTGTTCTCCTCGATTTATTTTATCTCTTAGTGTGTGCGAGTATTCGTGTAGCTCTGCTACGGTGTGTAAGTTTTGTAAAAATTCTGTGTTATTACCACGTCGTAACATTTCAAAGTAATCTAATACACCGTCATCAACCCACTGATAAGGAACAAAATGCCTACGCATTGCTGATTCCAAATACATTATTTTATCTTCTAGTGTAAGGGGAAGTTCCATGTATCTTCAATACCCGTGCCTCTTTTTGAAGTCCATCTTACTTTTTTCTTAGGATATCGCCCGTATATATTACTGCCATACCATACACCTATTCCAAATGCTACTGCCATTACAGAGCAAATTGCTAATAGATGCCAAATAATAAAACTCATATAATATCTCCTTTTGGTTTTATATGTTTATAATCAAGATAACCCGAACACCACTCATAGAAATCAATATTTGATTCCGACCAACATTCAGCAAATGTAGGGTCATCATTTCTCATCTTGTTATATTCTTTTCTTACTTCTTGTTCTGTTTTCATACATCCTTTCTTACTTCTTAATCTTTTTTTCATTATACACTACATGCTTACGTACAAATGGATCATACATATTCAACTTCATCTTTTCTGGATGTAGTCTATTATTCTTATGTCGTGTGTAAAAATGTGCTGATTCTGATGATTGCATTCTAATTTTTGTTCTCATAATCCTTTTCTCTTTTGCCGTTTTAATAAATTCTTTAAAGTTTTAACAAGATTATCTTTTTTATGACTTACCTCGTGCCTCATTTCGTATAGTTTTTCTTTAGTGTGTTTCAGTTGATTGGACTTTCTAATATTTCGTCTAGTTATTTTATTCATTTGTTCTCCTCTTATTTATTATAACATTATCAGTACCTGTAGATGTTTTATCTTTGTTTCCAATATGTTCTGCATTACCACATGTCAATGCACAAGTCTTAAGTGGATTGTTAGTGTTCCATGTTGCTTCTATCTTTTGATACTCTACACTTTTATTAATCTCGTCTAATGTTTTACCAGATGCTAAGTGAATGTTTTTAATATCATCACCTAGTAGTTTTTTTAAGTCATTAAAACTGAAGTCTGCTCCAAAGAAACAACAAGGTATTACATACCCATCATACCTAACACCCATTGCATTACCTGGATGTCTTGCTACTATGTTCTTGCATTTAGGATAAATCATTTAATACTTCTTTCCAAGTTATGCTAGTTAATATCATTTCAGTTGGAGTTCTATTATCGCCAAGTATAGCATGAAATCCATCTAAATCTAAATCTGTTGCTAACTGCTTTGCTTCAGCAACTTGATGATAGTTGTGTTCAAATACATTGTATCTCCATAATATCTTTCCACTAAAATGTTCTTTTAGTGTACGCATTCCATTGATAATACTATCCCATTTTGCATTTACTCTGTATATGTGATTTGTATCTTCTAACCCATCTACTGCAAACTCTACCATGTCAATGTCTCTTAGATATTTTGCAAATTGCTTCCACCATTGTGCATTGCGTCCACTTCCGTTTGTACTGAAATGCAATTGTGGTCTATGTTCTAAAGTAGATAGGTATTCCAATTGTTCAAATAATGTTCCACTGTAAATTGGATCACTTAATGCCATGTTATAGGTTAAACCTTGTAGATTGTTTTCTGGCCTGACCAACAGTTTAAAGTTTTCCATACTTAGATCAGTAATAGCAAAGTCGCCTCTTGACCAAGTTCTACTGCAACCTGGACATAACAAATTACATCTTGTGCTGGCTTCTATATTAACTCGTCGGCGCCAATCGCCCCATGAATCAACGTGGTTAAAGTTTGTGTTAAGCCCTTGGTATTCCATTTATCCTTTTATTTTTTTAGTAATCCAAAGTACTGCGGCATAGACTGCTAGTCCATATAGTGTTGCAAATGCTAATTCGGGTAGGTAATTGTAAATCTTTTCAATAAACTCAATTGTTGCGGCAACATCTCCAGTAGTTGTTGAGCCTGTTGTAGTGTTACCTGAATCTACAACTATAGTTTTTGTGAAATCACCCGAAACATCACCAATGTTTTGTTGTATATCTAATGTATTATCATCTGACATTATTTTGTTCTCCTTAAAATTGTCTATCGTTCGATAACTGTTTCTATCTGCTTCTATTTGTTTCTATTTGCTGTTATCTACTAAACTAGTAGCAACCTAAACGTTTTTCTTCTTTTTTGATAAACGTTTTAAGTTCTTCTAGTTCTTTTATATACTTTGCTCTGGCAAACATATACCCCTCGTTGCCATCTTTGACATATCGTTCATTGCAAATATCAATATTGTTTAACAGATTTTTTATAATACCTGCATACTGTTTTCTAAGTTCATCCCATTTCATTGGTAACTCCTTGTTGTTAATCGTAAATAAACGGATCTTTCTTTTTCAATTCTTCAATCTTCTTCTTCAGTTTGCGTTTATATTTCCATTCCGCAATTTTAATCTTGATCCATCTAATCATGTGTTATTCCTGTATAGCATTTTCTTGTGTCATTAATACTGGTCGCATATCTGGAGTGTTTAAAGGAATAATCTTGCCGTTGTGCCTTACGCACAATGTAACGGCGTGCCTCTGATTCACTCCTAGATTAACTTCTATATCTGCTAGTATTAATTCAGCATCTTTTAAAACTTTTAATACTTTCATGACTGCTCCTTAGTTAATACGGTAACTCCGTATTCTTCTTGCCAACGTATTGCATCTTCTTCTGTGTCTACCATAGGCTCGCCTTTAATATTTAGACTTGTATTCAATAACATAGGACAACCTGTTTCTTTTTTCCATTCTGTAAGCAAATTATATAATCCAAGATGTTGTTTTTTGTTTACAGTTTGTACTCTGCTTGTGCCATCATAATGTGTAATAGCTGGAAACTGCTCTGGATGTTTACACTTGCTTGTATATTGCATATATGGTCCTGTTGGTCCGTTAAAGTATTCTGTTGCATGTTCTTCAAGTATAACGGGTGCGAAAGGTCTAAATTCTTGTCGACGCTTAACAGTATTTACCTTATCCTTAACATCTTTACCACGTGGATCAGCAAGTAGACTACGATTTCCTAATGCTCTAGGACCAAACTCTGCATAACTGTTTGCGATCCCAACTAAACCTGTTTTCTTTAGTTCATGTATTGCATTTTTAACTGGATATGCTCCAGGTATATTGTAACCTAAATAAGGACCACGCCAGTTTATAAAATCACGTTGATGCCCTAATATTGCTCCTAAACTACTACCTGCATCGCTTGGGTTAGGCATTATCCAAACATTACCGTTGTACATTTCATATGCTATACTATTTGCAACACAATTTAATGCACATCCACCCATAACAACTAAGTTATCACTATCTACTAATCTTTTTGTTTGTTTTACTAGATGTTTGAATATATATTCGTAAACTGCTTGTGTTCCTGCGGCAATATCTGCATAGTCTTGTAATGTATTAAGCTCTGGAGCCCACCACTTACAACCACGATGTAGATTATGTTTGAATTTTATACTAGGACTGTCTGAGTGTAGCCCGTGAAAGAAGTCGTCAAATATCTTCTTTTTATACTTGTCTGGGTCACCTAAAGCGGCCCAACCCATTAATATGTATTCATCTTCGTTAGGTTTAAGACCTATACGCTGGGTCATAGCAGAATACCATAAACCTACGCTGTCTGGATATCCTTGAGAATATACACGTTTTAATTTAGTTCCTTGACCTTTCCAAATTGTTAGTGTTTCCCATTCGCCAATGCTGTCTATAACTAATACTGCGGCTTCTCTATATGGACTTGTATAATAGCCTGCGGCCGCGTGTGAATAGTGGTGTGCAACACTGCTTGTTGGAATTTCACTAGACGCTAATGGAAACGATCGAGCGTCTATAATTGGTATTAAACTGTTTATGCTGGGTTTAGTAAATGCTGTTTTGTATTGTTTTGCCCACAACTGTCTAGCACGTTTCCATAAATCACGTTCATAATATACTATTCTATCTGGAAATCCACTTGCTTCTATAGTTTGTTTAACTACTTGTTTAGTAAGGAACTTGTAGTTCTTAATTCTACTACTTCGTTCGCTGTGTGCGGCAAATACTAATTCATTATCTACTACACTCGCAATACTGCTGTCGTGAGTTCCAACGTTTATACCCCAAATTGTGCTCATGTTATAAAGATAGGTCTAATTATGCTATCTAAATAAAAATACAACCATATTAAGCCGGGTGGTATTATAGCCAAGATAGCTATACAGATCTTCTTACTTTTTCTCATTTTATTTTCCTATAATAAAGTAGCTTCTGCTTCTTTACTTGCACAATATTCAGTTTGAGGATGCACATTGCAGTCTACATCTAATCCTGCTTCTGCGGCATCTTTCTGCATTTTTTCTAATAGCTCACAACCACTAATAAAAATACAGCACAATACTAATACTGGCATAATCTTTGTTTTATTCATTATTACCTTTTATTCTAGGTTTATACACAAATCTTGTCCCACAATAGGGACAATTCATTTCCTTTAGGTTTCCAAATGTTAAGTAAACATGAGGATGATCCATTGGTGGTGATTCACCGGCACACATAAAGTTTAAAGAATTAAGAATCATTGTTGTCATTCCTTGATCGTTTGTAATTGTTGGTAATTCTTGTTCTTTTTCATAATCATCTGTCATTTTATATATTCTAACCAATCTTTGTTTTTAAAATCGTAGTATTCATCTCTCCAAACCTCATTGTCGTCTTCATCTAAAATCCTAATCCATTCAATGTCAAAGTCTCCTAGACCGGTTGGTGTTTCAACTTCTGGTTCGTGATCTATTGCATTCTCACCCAATTCGTCCAGCAATTCATCTAAATCTTCTGCGGTATTTCCTTCTGGTACAAAGAATACCTTTTCAGCATCATAGTAGTTAACTTCCCAAATGACTGTAAAGTTCTTCATTTATGACTCATTCCACAGGGTTCTGGGTTATTTAACTGCCATTCTTTATATTGGTCAATAACTTCTTCTTTTACGTCTTGATAAACCATATCGTAAATGCTACTTGCACACCATTCACAAAAGGTAACAGGCATTATACCAAAGTGTCCTTGTATTCCACCTGCATCAGCGTCATATGGGCTGTCACAGATACTACAATTATCCTTTGGTTCGAACGCTTTATCTATTTCTGTTTTCGTTTTCATACTTATTCCTTAAAACAATTGAGATATACCATTTTATTAACCACTTAACTTTTAATGGATATTGGTCGGGGTTTGGTATTTCATCTCCAAAATATTCTATAAAATCCCTTATTTCTTCATCTGACATTGCATTTGTTGCTTCGCAACTTCAACCAAGTCTTTGTCTAAGAATATGCCTCCGTGTCTACATACTTTCTCAAACTCGGTGAATAATCTGTCGAACTTACGGTTGTATAATGTGCTAAGACCCAGTAGAATATTAGCCATCTCATCCTCACTCATTTGTTCTGGAGAATCTAAGTGTTCTTCATAGATAACTTTAATATCATCTACTACTCTCCAGCAATCCATAATTCTTTCTTCTAGTCTAAACATTATTTTCTCCAATCACTTTTCCAGAATTACATACTACCATTGTTACATCTTTTACTGTTAGGGTGTCGTTTACATCTAAACGATCCATGACTCATATGTTTCTTGGATGGTTTCTTGCCTCTCGCAACTATTACAAACGGTATTTGTCTCTTTCCCATTTCAATTTCCCATTATTTTAAATTCATATCCTAAAGTTATACCCCAATTTTTATCAGGTGCTACTTCGTAAGCAGGTGCTAGATACCAATTGCCTTTAGTTAATCTCAACATAGGTACAATATCTAATCCATGTCTTGTGTGGTATTCGGGATAACCTGTTACCCAACCTACTTCTAATGTTGAATCAAATGGGGTATCGAATTGGTAGCCAACATATGCAGATATCTTTTCTTCACTATTATAATACACTCCTGCTATTGTATTATTAATATCACATCTAAGATGTGGATGTACATTATTGTAATTGCCTTCCAATCCTAAATGGAATCCTAGTGCAAGTGCTAAACTTAGGCAAGTATTAATCATATTGCAAATCCTGTTATTAATACAATTATGGTTATAATTGCAATTGTTATTATTAAATGTTTCATTTGTTAGTAAAAGGACTCATTGGTGGCAATGGTGAAAACCTTACATCTTTGCAATCATCACAAACGATTTGGATTCGTGGTTCTTCTCCATGTAATACTGATCCACATACAATACATTCCAAAGTAGCTCTGTTTTCCAGCTCTTCGTCTTGTTTATTCTTATTATGGATCTTAATAGCATCTGGTGTCCATTTTGTATTGTATTTACCAGATATTTCAGTCCTGGCTACATTGGCCATTATTGCTTTGTCATATAGTTTACTCATAGTTTATTCTCCTACTATAATAGGTAATGCAGTAGATTACCAGTAGCAACTAGATATATAAGAACGCATATAGCAACTGCAATTCCTAAATATCCAAAAATTGTATACAACTTATCCATTTATAACTTCTTTTTTTTGGGTTTCTTCTTTTCTTTCTTGGGTTTATCTCTATTCCCGTCTTCTATTTCGTCATCTAATAGGTATTCCTGTACTACCTTATTAGGGTAATCAACAAGAATACCTAATCCTTTGACAATAGCATTCCAGGCTTCTTCTAATGTTGGTTCTTTATTCTTGGCCACGATGCAATTACCATATTAATCCTTAAATTGATTCCCACACTCTGGACAAGTGTGCATAAATGTATGTGAATTGGCATTCTTAGGACTATCTTTATCCCACCACAACTTAAATAGAAAGGCATTCTCTGGTTCTTTAAACTTATAACAGTATTGTCCTGTCTTTTTATCAGCGGTGTAATCGTAATCTATGTTCTTTTTACAGTCTAATCCAACTAAAAAGTTCCTTGCACCAGGCAAAGGTCTTACTTTAGTACCCCATATCGGTTGACCTCTTTGATTCTTAAAGGAATATGAATAAGTCATATCCTTTTTGTTTGTTGCTTCAACTAATACTTCTGTCCAACTGTTTAATGCCATTATATACTCCGTTTTATTAAATTATATACATAGTATAACACAAGATATCTTGCTTGTCAAATAAAAACCCGGCTTTTTACACCGGGTTTAGTCTCCTCCTAACCATCAACAAATGAATATAACTTATTAGCTTCTTTAAGTATATCATCAGATGATGGAAACTTTGGTGCGTCTTTTGTAGATAAAACAACACCCGATTCGGGGTGTCTTTCCACTGAGCTCTCCCATTTGCTATGTGCATTGTCAAACTTTGACATTACAAAACCTTGGGCCATACTAAGTATCTCAGTACGAATCTCATACGCATTTTTATTTGCAACCATATTGCTCTCCTGTGTGTCTGTGTATGTAATAATAATTTATTACTCTGTTAATATAACATAAAAGGTCTAGGTTGTCAACGATCTGCATAATGTTTTATCCACATCTATTCTATTCCAAACAAATACCCTTTTACTACTGTTTTAACGGTTTTCGTTGGTTCTGGTTGCAAGTTTAAGAAGAATAATAATACCCATCGGAGATCTGCAAAAATTTTTTTCACCCTCTATTATTCTTAATCATTTAGTAAATCATAAAGATCATTAGGGCTTAACCCTCTTTCGTTGTCGTGCGAGGGATGGAAAGCGTCTCCCACTCCAACTCAAATCTGCCTTAAATCATTACCCATTAAGGGCTCATAGTTCTTTATAGTATATAATAGTAGTGAAATAGTCATAACACTTTCAGGCCACTCACAGTGAATAGATATAGTTAAACTAAACTACGATATAGTTTTGTGTGTGGATTGTCGCTCCGCTTTGCTCCGTGAGTCCAAGTCTTTTAATAGTAATACATAGTTCTAGGCCGAATACAAGTAAGATATCTTACTAAACATAATTAAACTTAGTATAAGGATTAATAATAGCAATACCACAATGCTATTCCTTAATGCTAATAGTTTTAATAGTAAAGCATAGTTAGACATAGTAGAGAATAGTGGTTATACAGTAAACAACGTCTGCTCGTTGCATCCGTTGGACCACGGTGCTATGCAACGTTGTCGTAGTTCTTAGAACGTTGTCAACGAAGAAGGCATGTTGGGAAAGGCATACGGAGTATGCTTTAATGCCTGAAGTATGGGGAATAGGTATTGTTTTAGAGTGGTTTAGAATAGGTATTCTTTTTCTAAAACCGTGGTGGGTAAAGGGCTCGAAAAAATCAGGAAGGCCTTTTTATAGCGTATAGTATGGTCGTTTTATACGCTATGAACCGAAATTCCTATATAAATCAATGACTTACACCACTTTATTCACAATGGTCATAGGTTTGCTAGGGTGTCTTTGCCAGGGGCAATACCTATTCCCAAAATTGTGGTAAAAGTGTATAAAAAGTAAGACATTTCGGTTGACAAATGTGTTCAAATCGTGTATACTGTAAGTATAATACAGGAAAATGTAGATGTGGTATATGCAGGTAATACTAGTTAACATATTTAAATCAGGACTAAATCAGTCGCGTGCCTATCCGGAGCCACATTTTGTTTTATAAATCATGCGTAATTATACTATTATTGCTGATACTTATGAATTCTTGTGGAACGCATTCAGTTCCAATAGGAGGACTGTACTAATGTTGTGAATAGTAAACGTGGATTCGGCCCCCAATTGATAGTAATAAGGGTCGGCGTGAATAACTATCATAATTAGAAAGGTTAGTTATGTGGAGATTATTGTTTTTAATAGGGCTTGGAATCGGTATATATTGGTTCTTTCATAGCTTTGCGACCACTATGGGTCTGTAGGAGGGCCGAAATGAAAGTAGTAAGAATTGGTTTTATGTGTTTTATCATTGCTTGGATGCTGTTTACAGCTTATGTGATGCTTAAAATGGCAGAAGATTTGGACTATTTGCGAGGTTCTTCAGACTATACTATTGAATTATTAGACCAAATAAGCGGAAATGTTGAACCAATTTCGCAGTTGCAACACTTAGGTCGTAACAGATCATTTAGTTGTAGCATTGATACACCAAGAATTCTTGATATTTAGATTGACAAAGCGGTAGTTTTGTTGTATACTATGTAAAAATTAATACCTGGAGGTGCGATTGATAGGTGAAAAAAGCGAATACAAAGAAGAAACAGTAGAAGAATATCTAGCCCGTGGTGGAAAAATCACGGTATGTGACCCCGGTGCTCATACTGAGGAAGCTCAAGTTGGGCAATGGACCCGTAATCGCAGGCGGGTCAAAGCCACAAATCCGGACACTGAAGTGGAATTAGTTCCCTTAACTGGTAACGAAACCGCAGAGCCGCCAGGCGATTAATGTAGATAGCTGGATATCTACAGTATAAAAACGGTCACCATCCCTTGTGTTATGGGGTTGGCTCCTTAACTAACTATACAACCCGCTAATGTAGACCGTGTTAGCGGGTTTCTTTTGACTAATTCATACGCTGGAAACCGGCCGGCTAACGCTGGATCAACGCATAAATGACATGTCATACGCATATTGCATACGTATGCAACGCAAATAGTAACATGGAAGTCTGAAAAATCCTTATAAATCAATGACTTAGCCGGCCTTCGGCCGTCACGCATACGCTGGACCGCCACGCAAACGCTACAATTCGGTACGCATAATTGAGTTGTTATGTTAAATTCTTTGATAGATCGGAGATCTATTGCATACGTATGCAACGGATTGTCGCATTATTGCAACAATTGTTGTAAAAATACAACAAAAAGTAACATGGAACCCACGCATAATGACATGTCATACGCATATAATACCTATTATCTCACGCTAATGCCGATTGATAAACGCTAAACCACCGTGGTTCTCACCAAGATGTCTAACAATTCGGCCAAGTATCTAGGTCAATAACGGTAGTTCTGGTTGACAACCAAGACATCTTATGTTATAATATACTTATATTATACAATAAAGGAGCGACAATTATGACAGTAACAGATAAAATGCTAACAGATGTATTCGGTTTAATACACAATATGACTAACGATCAGGTGAATGCAGTCGTAGAAGCTATTAAATTACGTAGAACTCGTATTGCAAGGAAAGCAGTTAGTTCATTTAATGTAGGCGATGCCGTTGAATTTACTGGACGTGGTGGAGTATTAGTTACAGGAACTGTAACCAAGAAAGCAATTAAGAACGTTACAGTTGATACTGGTAAGGGCAAATGGAGAGTGCCAGCCAGCTTATTAAGAGTTGCGGAGGTTGAGAATGCGTAAAGCAATCGCAGTTGATGATACAGTTAAGTTCACCAATACGGCGAGCAGAACTATAAGGGGAACTGTTACTAAGGTCGAGGGGCCTTGGATAACAGTATTTGAATGTCCAGGCAGTTGTTATAAGTTGCCTGTGAGTGCTGTTAAGAGGAGCAAGTAATGTCAGAACTATTAGTAGTAGGTGTGATGATTGCTAACCTTGTATTGCATATCGAGATGGGTTGGTACTAAGCGATATGGAATACTTTATTACGTTATCAATAGTAGGGGCCGGTATGTGTACATTGCTTATTGTTATTAAGCATGAACTTATGCTGAGCAGATTAGTTAAGGTAGAGTCAAAGAGAAGACTTGTGAAGAAATAATAATCTAATATAATTTAAATAATAAGACATCTTGGTGTCTAGCCTTCTGACTTTTGCATACGTATGCAAAAAAAACAATTCAATAAAAATTAAATCAGATTCCCAAAACCGGTGAGGTCTAATGGCACAGCTAGAGGTCGGTGAAAATTTTGAATGGCGCCCAACAAAATTCTGTATTTTTTCACAATTCTGTACAAAAGATCATTCTGTATACTATAAGTAAACCGAAAGGTATTGTTATTCAATTTGAATAACTGTTCCTACAAGGGATATAATTAGACCTTGATATACAGTTCTTTACTATGTTATAACTATTCTAACTATTCTCTACTATGTCCACTATAAGGATTATGCTATTTAGATTGATATTTTTACTTTTGTATATAAAAAAATTTACTAGCAATTTTTTCGGCATTTTACTGTAAAGGAAAAGGTCATGCGCCTACGGCATCTTATGTCTGCTCCATACAATAAATAACTGTATGCAAACACACTTCCACTACATACACGGACACGCTTGTTTACACGACTTAATGTGTATAGGAGCAGATTATCGACATGTGACTATGGGACATCCATACAATCAAATATTAGACGACAAGAAGAGGCACAGTCAGGTTGTATTTGCAGTACATCCACTAAGCAAAGACTATGAACTTGTATGTGAGGACTTTGGATTCAAGTTAAAACGAATAGTACATCATTGGAACTCATTGAGTGTGAGAGAACTATTTGACGTGTTTGCTACTTTCAATTGGAGTGATCACGTTGCGGATGTTGGATTGGATACTATACTTAATCCTAAACATCAATACACGGAACTCTGGTATAAGAAAGTATTCCAATCACATATTAGTAAAGTGGAATATTGGGATACAATACTAGGTCCAGGCTCAAGGCAATACACTACTACATCTAGTCATTTAAGACTCATTTAAACTATTCTACTCACTATATACAGTACCGTCAAAGGACCTATGTACACTATTAGGTCTATTCTCTATAAGTTAAAAATAAGGGGGTAAAAAATTTTTTGTGCAGAGCTTCGCTGTTCAAAGGGTTGGTACACTCGCAAATCAAATCCAAACAAAGTATTCGTTCATACCTTAAGGCAAGAGTTCTTATGGAGTAACCTTCCAACCAGAACGTACATCTGCAGGCCTCGACTACGTAGTTACATGCAAGAATATGATATCCCTAACTTGCACCTTAGGGTCTGGGAATCTTATTTTTTGTTTTTTAAGGCGATTCCCTTATAAAAAAATAATGGTGCTGTGTTTGCCTGCTTTAATAATAAAGGTGACAGTTTGCATCTGCCTGTACTCACAGCCCAATAGAACAGTATACAACAGATTAGCTATTTGTCAAGTATTATTTTTTAAGGATTTTGCAGGCTTCTTTGGATGCTTGTAGTCCAGATTCTTTATTGTATATCCAAATAGAACTGTAGACTACATTACCTTCTTCGTCCACACTACATTTCTTTCCAAAAGATATAGCAGGATTTGGTGGTAAGTTTGTAACTGATTGTACAACAGCACAACCACTAGTTGCGATTGCAAGTATTAATATTAATAGTAAATTTTTCATTCTATACTATAGCACTTATATTAGATTTGTCAAGTGTTTTTATTGGGTAAGAACTCTTGGTATACTAGTATAAGTTAATACCGAGCTGGTTATACTTAAATACTAATAGCAAGACGTATATGTGAATCCTCAGGAAAGACTATACACTTAATAAAAGAGAATAGGATATGAGAGCATTACATGTACATTTGTACAAGAGCATTAGCTATCGTATATTGAGTGTTGCTATAACATTCTGTATATCGTTAGCCCTAACAGGCAACGCAACAATAGCAGGCAGTATAGCCAGCATTGACGCAGTTATAAAGTTTGTGGTATACTTCATGCATGAACGTGCATGGGGTAAGGTGTATAAACATCTGAAGGCTAAATCATGAACTGGGTAACTACACTTCGCGACGAATTGTTCAATTCACATCCCATATTATATATGTTACTAATTGTATTGTTAGGGGTTTCTGTGCTACGATATGTATGGAAGTCTGAGAAAGCATTAGCAGAGGAACATAGACTAAATCACAGGAGACCATTTAGATGAAAGGTTCAAGACGATTGAGGTATCTTAACAAAGACCCACAGGAAGTAAAATGGATTAAGCCAAGTCAACGTGACGTTTACTTTGCATTGTTTGTAATAAGTCCTATATTGATTTGGGCAATTGCCAAGTTGTGGGTATTACCAATTATAATTAACTAGTTGGTAGACGGTCACTGCATAATCCCCACCCACCAATCTGATCCATACTAGTAAACTCATCATCAAAGTCAGTCCAGATAGCTCTGTGTGAGTCTTGTAGATGTACGTGTGGGTAACACCAAATGTATCCTTTAGTAGTAATTGTAACTGTATCCTTTTGATGCCAAAATGTATTTGCTCCAAATGCTATTAATGTTGATAGGGATTCTAAATCTTTAGCATGACAGAACCAATGATATTGTCTAATGAGATTTGTATCTACTAACTCTATTGGTTCGTCGTGTCCGTAATATAGTTTGCCATTGTAGGTTCGTATATCACATTCAATACCACCACACAAATCATATGCGTGGTTTAAGTATTCAATAGTATTCTCAAACTCAGGTTGTGGTCCTTCTGTGTTTCCTCTATGTGCAATAAATTGTTTCATATTCTTTTAAGTCTTCTGGAGTACCAATACCTTGCATAACATCTACTTCTATGTGTTTGACATTACCTATGCCTGGTATCTTTAATGTGTAGTTGTATACTGGACAAGTATAAAATTCATTATTAACTCTATCGTTAGCTTCCATCATCATATCAACACTTTGTATAAATTGTCTTCCGTCTTTCCAATAGTAATAACCTACAGTTGCCCATTCGCTAATAGGATCCTTTTCAGCTACACGTTTAATGTTTTGTCTATCGTCTACCATTGCATAACTCCACTTCTTACTGCCACCTGGACAATGAAAGTTAGGTATTAATCCAGGAACACCTGAATCAATTATAGCCTGAGCCCAATCACTATCCCATTCTATATGCTGATCACAATTAGCAACAAAGATACTACTACCATCTTCATAATGTTCACGTGCTGTTAGTATAGTACATGCTGTGCCTTCTGTCAAGTAATCTAATTCAATTACAGTTGCATCAGGATACCATTCAAGAACTCTTGCTTTAATATCATGTTCTTTGCGTACAATAAATATACGTTCGTCAAAGTCTAGTTCAATGCAACGTTCGCTATGTACAAACATAGGAACATCTCCTACAGGTATTAAAGGTTTAACTTGTTCTGTAAAGCGACTGCCTAGTCCTGCCATTGGCATTATTAATTTCATAGTTTCCTCATTTCTTCAATTGTATGTGCTACATCAACTACTCGTATAGTTGTACAACCTGTAGCCAATGCACATTGTATACCTACAATTGAATCTTCAAATATAATAGTATTATCTGGTGTACTCTTTGTCCAACGCATACAATCAAAGAATGTTGTTGTGTCTGGCTTTGCTGGAAAGTCTGTAGCAGTATTAATCTTTGTGAACACTTGATTCCCATCGCCTCTATGATGTAGTTGCATAATCTTTAAAGCTCTATGTACAAAATTAGCAGTAGCATTACTTGCACAACATAGTTTATATTTCTTTTGTAGTCGTAGCATTTCGTTACATAACGGTTCGTTGTACTTCACATATTCTTCTAAGCGGTCTTGTGTTTGTGCTTGTTTAATCTCGTTTAACTTGTCACCGTTAAACTCATAACCCATTGTGTGTAGTATACGTATCTTCTCACGTGTTGGTCTACCTTCTATGTCTTCGTCTTCATATTTTGCAGTTGGGCATAATGCCATAACAGCATCTCGGAAAGCAATCTGATGTAACTCTTTACAGTCTGCTAACGTTCCGTCTAAGTCAAATATTATAGTATCTATCATTATAATTATATTTATTCTAAACGTTCGATGTCCGATTCCTCACAACACTCTCCATATTGTATTTCTACTATGTTACAAGGTTTGTTTGTATGATTATATAAAGTGTGCCAAGTATTAGTTGGTACAGTAAATTGTTTGTGTGCTGTTAGTATAACAGACTTATCATCTTTATTTGCAGTACATTCTCCCTTAACTACAAACCAAAATTCATTTCGTTTAGAATGACGTTGTACACTTATTGACTGTCCAGGTTCTATTTGTAATTCTTTTACCTTTGTAGTCATTGCATTATATAATATTTTGTACCAACCCCAATTTCTTTGAACCCTGCCAATAGTACTAGAAGAATTTATTTTATTAGTACCACCAACACCAAATACAAATTCAACATCATTAAATATCATTTCTGGAATGTTGTCTGCAGTTCTATCTCCACCATTAGCAAAGATTAGTTGATCGTAAGGATAGTGTGCCTTAACTTGTTTTATAAAGTTAATCGCAGAGTCATCGTCATCCATGAATGTAAATACTTCGTCTACCATTTGCAAGTTGTTTATAATTTTAACACGTTCGTTCCAAGGCATAAATGCTTTACCCTTCTTACGTTCTAACCACTCATCAGAATTAATACCTACAATTAGTTTGTCACCTAACTTCTTAGACGCTTCAAAGTATTCTATGTGTCCACCATGCAGTGGATCAAACCCACCTGTGGCTAATACTATTTTACTCATTACCAACTACCTCAAACTTTGGTGTGCAGAATATTAGTTGTCCACCTTCAGCTATCCAGTCTTTCATAATCTTGTTTACAAATAATTCTTTAAAATGAAATGGGAACACTAGAAAATAGTCTGCATCTTTCTTTGCATCATCTTCGTGTACAATAGGAATACTACTTCCTACTAAATACTTTCCAACCTTGTCTGGATGTATTTCAGCCGCTCCAGTAATAGTATCACTATCTAATCCATAGTACTGCATAATAGTATTGCCTTTAGTACTAGCACCCATTATGTAAATCTTTTTACCATTAGCAACTTCTCTATGAATAAACTCCATAGTGTCTGTACGATTCGTTGCAATGTTATCTGCCCAAGCACTGATACGTTCACTACTAATATCTTCTTGGAAGTCTACACTGCCAGTATTGTAATGTCTAATGAATAACTGATAGCTACCTCCGTTGATATCATTCTCACGTACCTTATATATCTCAAGCCCATGTCTTTCCATTAATGTTACTAAGCTCTTGTAACTGTAATACTCTATGTGTTCGTGTATAATATTTCCAAGGTCGTTACTGTCTAGCATAGGACGAGCCGTCATAAGTTGACATAGCCACACACCGTCTTTACTTAATACACGAACAATGTCTTGCACAAATGCATTAGGATCGTCTAAGTCATAGAACATAGCTACTGTAGTAATTACATTAGCACGACGAGTTAAACCTACATGTCTAATCCAGTTATCCCAATTAAAGAAGTCTGGTATCATAATGTCAGTATGCTTAACTAATTCGTTATGAATATTTTTAGCAGGATCACATCCAACACGAGTAACTGTGTCAGGATAAAAACTTAATAGGGTTCCATCATTAGCACCAATGTCTAGTACAATATCTCCGTCATTAATAGTTACTGCTTTAGTAATGCTTTCTAAATTGTCAACAATCTTTTTGTTTAGTCTTGACAAGTACCAATAGTTTTCATATAACTCTTGCTCACGTACTGTATGGTCTAGTTGTATTAAGTCACACTCAGGACAATGCACAAGTGTAAGTGGTGCAGTACCTACATCAGTGTTAGGCTCTTTCATAAATGCATTAATTTTTAAGTCACCCATATCAAATACTGTAGGCATGTTATCGTAACCACAACTACGGCATACGTTTACTTTTTTTACTTGTCTCATATTATATTTCTCTCTTGTAGTTTATTAGTTGCTAACGCAATCCATTCATCTGAATAATGATTTAACTTAACAGTCTTGTCGTCTGTTGATTTGAAATTCCACGGATTGTTAGTAAACAAATCCTCGTATGCAATTTCATATGTAAACCAATCCTTGTATTTTTTATATGCTTTCTTTTGACACTTAACAATGTTCTCATATATATTTAAATCATCATCTGTTATATTAAGTGTTGTAGGAGGCCAGTACCATTCGTGCTGGTGTACATTAAACACTTGTGTTCGCCAAGCAAGTACATTGCTTAAAAAATGTTCAACAAGGTTACGTCTATACAACCATATAAATTCAACATCATCATCCTTTAATAATTCCAAGTCAATCATTTCATCAGTAAACACTTTTGTTACAAAAGGCTTATTAGAGTTTAGTATATCTATTCTTTGTTGTAAACTTAGTTTCTTATCATTGTTTGTTTCACTTAGACTAAGAGGTTGCTCGTTATAATTTTCTCTACCAAACGAACTGACTAGCCAACTACTTCCGCTTCTAGCAGGCGTTACTATTACAATGTTTTTCTTACCATTCAACATGTTGTACTGGCTCTAATAATATTTGATTAAAATTTAATTGTTCTTTATTAATACATTTTCCTAATGGCATCTTAGCAATACAAAATGCATCCGTTGGCACGCCGTGCTGTGTTAACCAATATTGAAACTCATCATGTGCTAATACTTTATTAGTAAACGCATTAGGTTGTAATTCCCAACCTGGACAATATGTTTTATCAATGTTTGTTATATCAAACTGGCTAGGGTTATCCATATTAACCCAACACGTATAATATTCTTTTCCTAGAACTGCAAATGGTAACCATAAGTCTGGCTCTGTGTCATATGTACATAACTTTCTATACTCGTTAGGTATATCAACTACATCAAATGCTCTGTCTGCACCACTAGTGTATCGTTGTATAATATGGTTACCATCATTATAATTGTAACCCCAATCATATAATTGTTGTACTCTAGGACTTGTAATTGTTTCTTCATACCAGTGTATATCACAGTTCATTTCAAATAATATATGTGTAATGTCATCAATAGCATCTACAGGAACTTCAAACTCTGGTTCATGATCAGTTGCGAAGTTATAGTCTTGCCAATGATTCCATTTACTGTTATTAATATCTTCTACAGTAGCATTTGGCAAATCCCAATTAGTCTTTGTAAATGCACCGTGTGTTACCCACTTGTGCAATAAATTAAGACGCTCTTGTTTCATATTTAATTCCATTTCTCCTGGAAACTCTAAACCATATTTGTCTTTTAATTCTTTAACATGAGCATTAAACTTTGGTACATACGTAGAACGTATACGAAAAACTTCTTCATCACTAATAGTTACTTTTGGAATTAAGTTTTCATTCCAAGTTTCTATAGGCTGTAGTTTGCTAACAGTGTTGTGCCATTGTGTTACAAACTCGTTGTCTAGTAATTCTATTTCTACTATTCCACTTTTAAAATGTATTCTCATTTGAAATCTTTTATATAACTAATATCAGGATAAGTGTTGTTGGTTGCAACATCACTATTGATACGTGGCATAGTTCTCATCTTATCTAATCCAATTTGTGCAACTTCAGGAGTCATAAACATATGATAGCCCAGCATAGTAACAGTATCTTCTTCATATGGTATACTCATATCTCTTCCATCGTGTATTGCACGTTGAGCCCACTCATAAAACTCTTCATCGTCTGTTAGTATCATTCCGCCTCTGCCTGTGCTTAATATTTTCTTAAATTGAAAACTTAAACAATGATAACTTCCCTTGATATACATATTATATGTAAACCTAGGAGCACCATCTATAATGTTTGTTGGGTTAATCTTATACACACCTGACCATTGTTTGTCTACAAACTCTACATCAAATCCAGCGTGTATCATTTGCACAGGCGCACTTACATATGTGTTCTTGGGCATTGTAACTGTGCATGTTCCGTGTTTTTGTTTGTAGTATATTGCACTTAAGAATATAGCATGACTACAACAATCAGTAGCAATAGCATAAGGAGCACCAGAATAATCTGCAACTACTCTCTCAAACTTATGTACTGTATCAAATGGGTTTGCCATATTCATCTACCTTTACTATTGGCGGGTCGCTATCGTGCCACCTTTTTGTAAGCATACTAACAAACTTAAAGTCTGTTAATGCTATAAACGTGTGTGCTGTGCCACTAGGTATACGTATACTGTCGCCTTCGGTTAGCACTGTTTCATGTATACTATCGCTGTACTCTTTAAACAAACATTCACCATCTACTATAATCATATACTCAACAAAGTGTGGATGATAATGATAACCACGAGCATCGCCCTTTTTAGTAATCATTAGATTATACTCTACAATATCTTCGTCAGGATAGAAACTACGAGTAGTTCCTCTTTCATCTTCAAATAAATCTGCTGTAAGTATTTTACATTTGTCCATATACATATATATTATCGTGTAGTGCGCCATGACATTTTCGTTGAGCTACTAAACGATATCCTAAACTTTTTATTAATTCTATACTTCCTTTGCCTTCTACTTGTAGTGTGGGTTTATGCTTTGATATAGTTTCTATTCCACCCATAATAACATCTGATTCTGAATTCTCTACATCCATTTTAATAAAACTAGGTGCTAGGTTATAGCTATCTAATGTCCTAACCGTAGTAGTAATTTCAGTTATGTTCACTTCTTTCTCGGGCCAGTTTGTGAAGTGATCGCTTTTGTAACTGCTGATGCCACTCCAACGTGTATTGTGAGGAGGCGCCCAAGTAACTGCATAGAACAACTTTTCAGTGTTATGGTCTTCGGGTTTGCCTAGTCCATTCATATAAATTTTATAATTATCATGTTTTGTTTTAGCCATTCTATTTCTTAAATCTTTTTCAATATAATAATTAGCTTCAAAACAAACTACGTTTTCAAATAAAGATACATATCTCTCTGCATAGCCTCCATAAAATGTGCCAATATCGATACAAAGACGGTTATTATCACTGTGTCTAAAATGTTCTATGACCCCCCAAAACAGATTAGCATCATTATTAAAATATACATTTTCTTTATTGTCTTCTAAATAACTCACTATAGTCTCATTCCTTTGAATACTGTTTTCTTAAATAGTTTATTTTCTTTATCAATATACTCAAACAACTTGTTTGGTATTCCTAATTTTTTACATGCGTTGTTCATTGCTAAAACATCTTTAGGTAAACAAGCACCACCGTATCCTCGCAGTTCAGGTTTAACATCAAGATACTCATCAGGTAAATCGCTGTTCTTTAAAAATGCTTCTTTCACTGTATCATATGACACATTAAGTTTATCACTTATCTCAAACATTACATTTGCAAATACTACACGTAATGCATTGAATGTGTTGTGATAGTATTTCATTAGTTCTGCTTCTGTTGGTGGCACTCTCATTATGTCATCTGGTAACTTACCATGTGAACGCTGTACTAGATAATAATAGTTTACGTTTTCTGTTCCTACTAATAACAGTCTGTGGTCAAATATAAAATCATATTCTGCACTACGTTCTTTAAGAAACTCAGGAACAAATACAATTTTATCATCGTACTGTTTTATTAACCTTGCTGTTGTTCCAGGCTCAACAGTTGACTTAATTGCTATAACGCCTTTATATTTTAACTGCCTTAACTCATGAATAACACTTTCAATAATACTAGTGTCACATTCGCCTTTGTCATTAGTAGGTGTAGGAACACAAAGATATGTAATCTCAGTTTCTAATACATCTTCTATTTTTGTATCAAGTGCTATGTCGTGTGCAACTACATTGTAGCCACAATGTTCAAAGCCTTCTTTACAGGCTTTGCCTACAACACCTAATCCTATTAATCCTATTTTCATTTTATTATATGCCTAACTGTATATGTAATTTCTTGTAATGTCTTAGGATCATTTTTAAAATAATCATCTACTGTTTCTTTAACAGCAGGAAAATGTCCATAGTCATCTAAAATTAAATGTCCGTTTGTAACTAGTATTGGATACAAATGATTTAATACATGTCTTGTTGACTCTGCAAGATCAACATCTATTCTTAAAAGAGAAATGTTATCAGGAGCATTATTAGGTATAGTATCTTCTACTTTGCCTATTATAAATTTTGTATCACCTTTATAATTACATTCTGTAAAGTTTTCTTTTATATCATCTAATGCAGAATAACACCATGTGCTTTTATTATTAGTATCTAATTTTTTATTCTTATACCAATCCTTTAAACTTTCGCCTTCAGGAGTAACATCATGTTCACTCGGCATAGGTACTCCATCAAATGTATCGAAAAGCCATATAGTACGATTAACATTATAATGTTTTAAAACCTCAGCTATGATCATACAACTGCCGCCCATAAAGACTCCGCATTCTACAAAGTCTCCTGGTATGTCATTTAATATAATATCTTCAACTGTATCTATTAAATCTAAAACTGCTGGCAATTGCGTAACAGTAAATGGACTACAGTTGTATGCAATTTCTTTTTTCCATTCTTCGTTGTCTATAGATTTAAGTTCGTCTTGCCAACGATAACTCAAATCTCTATAATCATTTTTATACTTACGGCTTTGTCTTTCCATTATGCTTTCCATTTTACACTACAACCAAAACTTGGATTTACATCCCATGTAATTTCTTTTCCAGCAAGAGTTAAATCTAATGCATGACGTAAACTACTGCCTGTGGGCATTAAGTCATTGCTTGTATGACTTGCGTCTAGTTCGCCATGATACACTATAATGCCTTCGCTGTTAACTACATAAAACTCTGGAGTACATACTGCTCCGTATGCACGTGCTATACTTTGATCTTCGTCAAACATATATTCACATGCAAGACCATATTTGTTTTTAAACTCTGGCATAAGCTCTGGAGCATCTTCTTCATACTTGCTACTATCATTGCTATTCACTGCTATGCAATATACTCTGTCATTATAATCTTTAACTAACTGTGATATTGCTGGCATTCTAAATAATACATAAGGACAGTGGTTACAAATAATCATTACAAGACTTGGTGTGCCATTTACCATATCTCCAATAGCCCATGCTTTCTGGCCAATCATGTTGTCGCTAGTTTTTAATACCATTTAATATTCTCCTTATTCCTTCTTCTAACGGTGTGTACTGAAAGTCAGTAACAAGACTATTCAGTTTAGTTAAGTCTGGTAGTCTTCTTCGTGTACTACCAGGTGGGTCTGGATGTAGTTCTAATTTCTCATTATCTAATTCTAGTTGCGACATAATAACACGAGCTACATCTATTATTTTATTCTCATCTGGAGAACCAATATTAATAATCTCATTTTTAGTATTATATACTTTTGTTATTAAGTCTACTGCATCATCAATATAGCAAAAGCTACGAGTGTTATCATATCCATATAGAACAAAATCTTTATTGCGTACTCTATCTACAAACTCTGGAATAAAATGATTCTTTTGTCCAGGCCCGTATATATTATGAAAACGAATAATAGTATATGTGTTCCCATTTTGTACGCTATTACTGATTACTGCACTCTCCATTGCAATCTTACCACTAGCATAACTCCAACGTGGATTAGTTATGTCTTCTATTGTTAGAGGAACATTTTCTGGTGTGGGTGGTTCAGTCCAACCCAAATTTACAGTACCAGCATATCCTTCACTACTTCCGGCATATACAAAGTGAGCATTAGTGTAACGCTTTAATAAATTCATTGTAGGAGTTATAATACTATCTATTACACTAAACGGCGTACTATAAAAATTCTTTGTACTATTAAACGCGGCTAAATGTATTACTGTATCAACATCTGGCAAACTCTGAATAAAATTCCAGTCATTTAAATCTCCATTGAAGTCACAGTTTTCATAGTCAACTGTGATACAGTCTATATTATTACGCAAATAGTTTCCTATAAATCCATTTGCACCTGTTAATAAAATCACCATTTACTCCTATGTTATTTATTTACAATATCATTTAACAATTTAATAAATCTAGTTCTTTGGTCTTCCACAAATTTATTCTGTAGATGATTCCAGTTATAGATATTTTGTTCGTGTATACGTTCTAAAACTTTTTTATCTCTACTTGTTGATATCATTTCTATTAAACTATCCTTGCACATATTTAATCTGTCAATCATATAATGACAATTATCATAATCTTCACTTGCTAACCAAGACCAGGTCTTAAATCCCCAATCATTTAATTGCTTAACAATGCCTGCTTGTCCTGCCCAGACACAGGGTTGTTGATATATAAATGGCCTAAATGTAGCTTCACTAATATACAATCCATTGCTCTGCATGTCTGTTTCAGTTATTACACTTGCAAAACTTTTATTATAAAATTCCAAACTACTTAATGTAGTATCCCAACCTGCACACCAATTCTTATCATGGTCTTGTACATCTACTGTTACAGGAACACTAAGTCCTAAATCTGCTAAGTCATGCCACATATCTTTAAAGTATTGGTCGCACGATAAGTTGTAAGCAGACATATGTTTATAATGTTTCTTTGCTGACAAATAAAATGCTTTAGCCTTTTCAAAAAAACTCCAGCCTGCTATTTTATCTGCAATACTAACATACTGTGAATGTATAAAGTTATTCCTATACAATAATAAACTCCAGTATATTCTACCTGGCTTCATAAAACGTTGTAAGCATATAAAGTCTTTTTCAAACGTTCGCTTAGTAATTGGTTGCAAGTTCCATTGTGTCTTGTCTATCTCAGTTTCTACGTGTCGTAGTATATCATGCCCATAGCATGTAAATCCATATGCTTTAATACGTTTACTCTTTTGCCTCTCTTGTACTTTTAAGTCTCCACTAACCCACACAACATTGCGACAAGGTATATTATTATCATCGCAAAACTTTTCTAATACTAAGTCAAAATCAATACAATGTTCTATTGGATAATCATCCACTGGGTTAGTACTTTCTTGCCATGTGCTAAAAACAATACATGCGTCGTTTGTACGTAAGTCGTTTATTACTTTAGTAGGAATAAACGGCAGTATGTTACCTTGTATAGCGTCATGGCTGTCAGGGTCTTTAGTAATTTCACACCAGTGTATGTAAACACCATTATCTCTTTGTATCAGCTTATATCTAGAATCAAGTAGTTCAAGTATGAGATTATCTCTCCAATATTCGTTCTGTTCTATGTAAGGTATCATTCCCAATAGTTTTCCCATATATAATTAAGCTCTGGAAAAACTGAACGTGTATCTTCATTACGCAACTTGTCAATACGTTTGGTGTGGTCGCACATTTTAATCAACTCTTCTGGATTGTGTTTTCCACTAAGCATCCACTTAATAGTAGCATTAACTGTGTGATGAACTGGACTATTTTTTTTAATCTTAAGCCATTTCAAATGCTTAGTCCATATCTCTATAAGCTCTTGTTTCATATGATCTGGTAAGTGTTGTATATTATAAAAACTAGGGCTGGATAAAATATTCCAATACATAGTCCAACGATTTAACCAACCATTACTAATCCATTGCTCGTTTAATTCACATACTGTATATGCATTCATAATTTGTATTGTAGGACTAATGCCTAGCCAAACTTTTGGTGCTGTTGTTTTTATTAGTCTCATATTATCTTCTATCTCAGACCACACTGTATCCTTGCGTATGTTTTCTGCACGAGCACCGTATGTATCTATACTGCCTGCACAATAAACATTACTAAAATGTTTCCATAAGTCTACTACATTTGTATTTTTATATTTCATTATACTAAGGTTAGAGCTATAACGAATGAACACATCTGTTATCCCCATCTCAATAAGTTTATTCAATATAGTATAATGTTCTTCCATAAACAGTGGCTCACCTCCTGCAAAGTATAACTCTTGCACGTAAGGCAAATACTCTTCTAACCTGGTTAATAATTTTTCACTATCTTCCACACCATGTATTATAGCTTGATCTTTATCAGTGCCATAATTGTATATGCCATCGTCTGCTAACTTTTTAGCATCAGCATACCATTTACTACTACTAAAGTGTCCACACATTCTACAACGCATATTACATATATTGCTGAACCTAATATCCCAATACACTGGACGTGCATCAGGAGCCGACCCATCTTCATTAGTACTAAGTACCATGTCCTTACTTACATTATGAAACTTCGCAATAGCATCATGCCGTAAACTAAATCCACTATCCTTTTCTTTTAAGTAACACGTACTGCATTGAGGTACTTTCTTATCATCTACAAGTGCCTTGCGTATTTTATTAATTTCATCACCTTGCCATATGTCATCAAAACTTTGTTTGTTTATATTTCCCAATGGCATTTTCCATTGCCCTATGCAACAAGGAAGCACATCACCACTTGCACTGACATGTAAGTGGCTCCACGGCAATGGGCAATAACTTTCTGTTTGTTTTATAATTTCTTTTTCAGAAGCATTGTTATTAATAATATCAAAAATTTTATTCATTGCAACCTCTGTAGTATTCTTCTAGTTCAGGAAATACTTTACAAAAGTTAGTACCTCTACGTTTGTCTATTGTATCAATATACTTTCTAAAATTAGACATGTTAATTCTTGACCATTTATCTGACATTTCTCTGTAGAAAGCCAAGTCATTTACACGACCCATCTTTTCTGCTTCAAAGTCATAAAAGTTTCTGTTGTCGTTGCCTAGTGTTAAATTTCCCATCATAAATTTATATTGATCCCAAAGATAAGGCATTGATAATTCTTTAGGGGCACTTGCTAAACTAAGAAACCAAGGAAAACGTATAGGGCTAATATCTATATGTACACTACATGGCTTTTCACCTCTAACAAAGAAATCACCGTTTCCATTTTCTTGCATCCAGTTTTTGTATTGATAGAATCTACTTTCTAGACCTCCGTTATACATATTATGTTTTCTCTTTATAGCTAATACTTCTTCAAGCATTTTTTTATAACTTGGTAAACTTAATACACTGTACGCTGTCATAATAGTATTGTCTACTGAAGGATGCTCTTCAATTATATAAAGCAATCTATCCCATAGCAATTTAAAATCTAATCCACTACGTATATACTCTGCCTGTTCTCCCCATCCGTCTAAACTAGTATACAATGTTATTTTCTTAACAAGGTTCTCCTGTTCGTTTTTCTTTATAAAGTCTATTAGTTGTTCCCAATTTTTCTGTGGAGCATTTAAATTTGTGTTTATTCCTAATTGCATTTCAGGTGCTGGAATGTTTTCTAACTCTTTTAAAAGTTTAAATGTGTCCTTTGCCATTAAAGGCTCGCCGCCAGTAACACGTAAAGTTTTAAGATTGTTTCTTAATTCAGGCCACCATTTCCAAAATGCTTCAACATATGGATTATGATCTTTATGTGGTATAGGAAGTTCGTCTTTGCTTTTAAGATAGTCAAGACTATGATAATCCCAATTAGGTCCATGCTCATCTTGTAACATAATTGGTTCTTCTTGTTCTTGTTCTTGTTGCCACTTGCTACTAAAGTGTGGGCCACAATACGTACATTTTAAATTACATACATTACTAAAACTAACCTCAACATACTCTGGAACATATTCTTTTCCTGTGCCGCTCTTAACAATTTTATCAAAACTCTTTTCAAATAGATTAGCACTTTTGAGATAACGATCACTAACTGCTTCAGAATTATTATCTTCCATTTTATAACAAAAGTTACAAGGGCTAGGACGTTCTCCGTTTATCATTGCTTGTCGTTCACTGATTTTTTCTTTACTATTATGAATTGCTTTATAGTTATTTTCAATCTCTATCAACGGTATCTTATGAGGTGCTGGGTGATGGCAACTATGAGTCATGCCATTATGTAAATGCATTGTTACCTGATCCCACTTAGCCAAACAGAATCCCGAACCAACTTTATTAAGTCGGTCTTTCATAACTAATGCATGTTTTAATTCGTTTTCATTCATTGCGATAACGCTTTCTTTCTCATTGATGTTAAATTGCCTAAGACAACTCCTTTGCTATCAAATATAGGATCTTTTAAAATGTTTAAAAAATTTTGATGCTCTGGATGATCTTTTTTCCATATACATTTACTGTTATAATTTTCTGCAGACGTATCAGACCATGTGCCCCAATCGGCAACCAAGCTAAAACAAATATCTGCGTGATTAGGAAAACGTTCTTGCACAAGCCTTATATATCTTTTCATTTCTTTGTAGTTGTCATACTGTACAACAAAGTCATAATGAATGTTAAATCCAGAAAGCTCATTACTTTTTTTATCTAAGAAATCACAATTAGATAATAATAAATCCCAATCTCCATTTAATCTTGTTTTGTGTTCGTATGTTTCTTTAGTTCCAGCATCAAAACTAATACGACAGTCTCTTAAATTTTTATGTATCTTACTAATACGATTCCATAATTTAGGAGTATACATAACACCATTTGTTTGCATACTAATTCCGAGATTAGGAAAGTCGTTTCCGTCTATGTTATACAACATTTCTCTATAAATTTTACTAGCCCATGGATCTCCACTGCCAGTTACAAAAATACTAAAATGTCTGTCTGTTGGTGTTGTTAAAAATGTCTCAATAATTTTATCATTAATTTTCTTTCGTTTATTATATAATGGTCCTTCGGTGTATAATATTTTTTCTATTCTACAGCTTGGGCACCTTAAGTTACAACTCTCATCATTACTAAAGTTAATGTTTGTAGGCAATCGTGTAGATATTAATGACTTATTTTGTAATGCATTAATTTCTGCATCTGAAATATATAATGTTGAGTTTTCTTTTAATAACACATCTTTTATGTCAGGAAGATGGTCTCCTTGTATCCATGGACAAAAACTAGCTTGACAGTATTTCCACTTACCAGTAAAAACTTGATTACGTAATTCCTGTGCTCGTTTGCCATTCCAAAGTTCTTCTATGCTATTTTCTAATATATTACCAATACTATAAGGCAACCAAGCAGGACAACACATCCAGGCGTTCCCATACGTATCAACCTCAAACCATGTGTAAAGTTTCTGACAATACTTACCACTCAAGTCAGGATCTTCATCAAAGTCTAGTCCTGTAGTATCTTTAATCCATACGTTACCAAACAAAGGATCTTTTGTCCACCTAATTGATGATTCTCCTGGACTCAGATTTTGTCGTGTATTAGACATAATTACTCCAATGTATCTTCTACTTGGTCTTCTCTAATCTGAGCACCCATTCTGCTAGGGTTTATATATACTTTCTTAAAGAAGCGTGAGCCTTCTTTACCTAAGTCAGCAATTTCAAGATCTAATTTAGAACGTAGCTCATAACCAAGTCTATTACTTTCATCTTGTAATGTTTTATAATTCCATTTCATTCCAGTACGTGGACAAAGTTGATCACTACTCTCTTCAAAGTTTGGTAACACATCACTGTGATAGAATTTAGTTAGCCAATCAAAGTCTCTAACGTTTTTCCAATCCCAATCTTCTCTAGTAATGTTTGTCATATGACATCCTAACCTTGCACCGTAAATAGCCCACAGTCCGTTTTCGCAATCATCACCAACACTCATCCATGTAAGCAATCGTTTATAATTCTTGTCGTGTACCTTTTCTCTAAGTTGTAAAGGATCAATAACATCACCATTAACTAATCCCATCTTAACACCTTCACGGAAACCTGCTCGCCACGCTTGTAGTGGACTAGCATTGTTCATTACATCACAGTAAATATTATTCATTTGCACGTAATTAATATTCCAACAAAAGTCTACTTGTGCTCTCTTGTCACCCTTAGGTGCGTTCTCATGTGTTTGCATTCCATACACAACTTCTTTAGGCCAACACTTAATCCCACCGTTGCCATATACTAATCCATTAACTATATTTTTTCCAGCCCAACTAATAACGTCAGTATCTCTAACTTTTTTCATATCAACTTCAACACCAAAGAAATCATCATGTACAATATTGTCAGCATCAATTCCAATAAATCTATCTGTTTCTGCTAAGTCTGCCGCGGCCTTGTGTGCCGCATCACTTCCAAATACTCCATGACTACGTTTAGCCCACGGTGCTTTGTTAATTAAATCATTATAGTTTTCGTCTGCATTTGGTTCGTCATAGCTAATGAATACAATATCAAACTCATTAATGCTAGTCATTTTGCTCATGTGTATCTCCTGTGCTAACTGTTAAATAATTATTTTTATATAACAGCAATGGCTGTTTAGGCCATTTAAAGTTTATTGTTGTCGTGCTTACTTCATTATCTAATAAAAGTTTAACAGGTACCTCAAACGCACCTACTAAGTTATCTGGAGTATGGTCGCATACAACAACACGTAGTACAGCCTGTCCATCAAAATAATATTCTTGTGCTTTAGTTAACTTACTATTAAGATATAAAGTATTATCTACTACGTTAATATTTATGTTATTTTTATCTTTGTTATTTGATTTCTGTAAAACTGTGTTTGTTATTATAGGAACGTCTGCCATAGAGTCTAATAAATTCCAACCATAATTACTAAACACTGGCTTTGTATACATACTAATATTTTGCCAGTCTACGTGTTCAGTAATACCAAGTTCTATCTTTTGCAACCCAGTTCTAAAAAGAGTTAATGGATCTAATTTAAGTACAGTAATTAAATAATCTGGATCATTCTTTCTTGTAATGTATATATCTAGTAACTCTGTTTCGTGTGTTGATATTTCTGTTATATCACTTAAATTTTTAATACGTTTAATTTTATCTTTATTGACTTGTACTACAGCAACATTATCATTATAAAATATATTAACAAACATTTCTGTAGTTGTTATATCAGTTCCATATACAAATGGTAATAGTTTATTATGCTTTAACTCTAGCACTAATTTAGTACGACGAAGATCAATATCCCATTTCTCATTAAGTATGTCCCATATAATTCCATACTTCTTTAAACCAACCTCGCCCTTAATAAGTTTTTTACAGACTGGATTAGTACTTTCAATTTGAGTTAATGTTTTATCATTTAACTTTGTTATTGGGGTGCTATTGATCTTACGTATCTTTCCGCTCTCATCAAATACTATAAAGTAAGAACGTTTAACGTTTTGCTGTTGCTCTATAAGTGTCTCGGTGGCCATTAAAAATATCTTCCGTCATGAACTCTTGTTCTCCATAATATAAATTGGTAGCGACTGCAAAGTTTTGAATTTTTACTTTTGCTCCATAGCTGTTCCAAACATTTAGTCTATCAGTCCATTTGTCCCATTGCCCAATGTCGCCTGCCATTAATGTAGCTGGCATGTTAATTGTGTTTATAATGTTGTTATGCAATGCCGGCTGTTCAAATAATATTATTGTGTTTAATAAACTATACATTATGTCATTAACATATGTACTTGGGCGGTGTGCTTCTCCTATATAATGTGCAAAAATTTCTCTCCAGTTCTGCATATACACGTCAGCTAGTTTAAAAAATGCAAGTGCTAAATCCGTATCGTGTTTAAAGTAAAACATATGTGAGTATACTGTACTAAGTTTATATTCTTCTTCAAGTAATTTAAATGTTTTGTTTTCTAATTGTGTTCCTCTAAAATTAAATGATTGATTAAAAAAGTAAATATCATAATGGTCTTCCAAGTATTCCCAAATACTATCATGATTCTCTTTTACAAGACTTGCACAATCAATTACAATGTTATGTACATATGGAGTAGCCCAATATAATTGCCAATCATTTACTCTAGTAATATCGTTGCTAGGGTACGGCAAGTCGACCAAATAATCAAATGCTTCTTCGTAATGATGTGGTACACGATCAACATAGTTAGTTACTAATGTAACACTAGCATCTTTGTTATGTATCTTAATACTATATGCAAGAGCAGTGGCTTGTTCATATTCAAAGTCTTGCATAGCCAATATTACATAGCCTCTATCTTCCTTATCCATTTAATGTCTCCATTAACTTTGGAATTACTCTTTCAAATGCTCTCTTGTTCATAACATGTATATCTTGTTTACCTACTTTAACTAAAATGTTTTTCCATTCTTCTTTTTGATCATGTGCAATCATTATCCATTCATTAATATCATTTGCTTCTATAATATCATCTTTCTGACTCATGTTCACTATAGGAGTATCATCAAAGTTACCTAGAGATACTTGAGTTTCTTGCATACCGCCAAGTATATGCACTGCTATGCTTACACAATAGTCTGTACGGAATAACTTACTTGGAAAGTTATACAAGTACTGATAGAATTCATAGTTATCAGCTACGTGTGCCCACGTATCAAAAAATAATTTACTCCAATCACTACGATCAAAATAAACAACAGTACTCCACCACATTTTAATTCCTGCATCATATAAGAAACGTTCAGGTAACAGTGGTAGTTCGTTTCTAATAGTTAATGCATTATCAAACATACATACTGGATGGGTGCTGTCAAAGTATTTTAATAATGCATCTGTCTTTACAATATAATCAATGTCTAATAATAATGTTTGTTCAAATGGACTGTATTGATATATTTTATGTTTGTTACTGTTATTAAATTGTGCAGCGAATTCCGACCACGGGCTATCAAAGTGACGTCTGCGATTTTCTTTCAACTTATCATTAGTAATCACAATGTAATCAAACACTTCTTTAATAAGTTTTTTGGGTTGACTTTCGGTTAGCCAACTTTCAGAACCATCATCTGTAATTAAACATACAGGCAAATGTAAATTTTTCTTAGCATACTTACCAGCGGTAAGTGCCATTTTTACATAGTCTAGTTGATCATTGTTATAGGCAAAGAAGCATATGCCCTTTGGTGCAAGAATTTCTCCCATTACCAATCCATTATTTTCTTAATGTTTCGTGCTTTCTTAAGTTTTTCGTTCTCAATATCAAATTCAGTAGTAGCACTTGTGTATGCATCTACAAGTTTTTCTAGTAAATCCTTTAAACTTTTTACTGTAATAGGATTGTTTTTACTATCAATAACAACAGAATTCTTATGTTTTAAGTCAATTAATGCCTTTACAAAAGCAATTGTTTCGTGATTAGCAATAAACACACCACCTAAGTGATGTACAATTTGTAATTGTGCAACTCTATTTCTAATATTTCTTTTTTGATTATTAATGGTTAAAGCATAATTACTAAACTCTAGTGCCTTCTCGAGTCTTTCGTCCATAGAATACTCCTTTATTATATATGTATATAATACACTATTTAGTCTTGTTTGTCAATGGGGTTTGTTAAATCTTAGTGAATTTTGATCCGCCGGTATTTTGCCATATAGTACCCGGGTCAGTTGATGCCCAATTTAATTGTTCACCATCTGGTGCATCTACAGGTGTCCATGGTTGTTCTTCTGTAACAGTAGGAGCATTTCTTTCTAAGAATTGATACATTGTACTGCCTACAGTCATAAATGATTTATTAGTATCTGCTGTTAATGGAGTAGTACTTGGTTGCACATATCCAGATTCTAATGTTATGGCTTGTGTAATAGCAAACGTATCATCAGCATCTTCAATTAGTATAACCTTAACATATACATTAAAAGTTCCACCTACTTCATCTGCTTTTAATTGTATTCTAATTCTTCTGCTGTTATACTCACTGTATATGTAAACATAGGCATTTTCGTTAGTTGGACTATCAAGATAACTAAAAACACCTGCATCTAGTATAGTATTGAATGCTGGTGTGGCTGAATATATTATTCCAGTATAAAATCCTTTATTAATACTACTTGTACCTATAACATCCCATTGTGTTTCACCTGCGTCATCATCAGTAACAACTCTACAAGTTTCAGCACCAATTCTAATGCTGTCAAATTGATTAAATATATCTTGCCATATTTGATTGGCGGCTGTTCCACCCGATGCCATTGTTAATTCAAAAGTAAGTTCACCACCACTATTAAAAAAGTATCTTGCTTCGTTATAATCTGTAAATGCAAATTTATGAACTACTTCTAGATCCTCTGTCCAAGATGCTGTGTTTGTTGATGTGACTTCTGCTAAACTTAAATTAATCCAGTCTACTTTGTATTTGTTTGTTGTTAAATTTTCTGCGTGAGTGCATACACTATTATATAATGTAGTTGGAATTTTGTCACCTACTGAAAAACTAGTAAGTACTATTAACCCTGCAAGACTTGGATCGTCTTCTTTATGATATCCACCTGCGTTTATTTGAGCAGTAATTTGATTAATATCACTAAGAGTTACTTTTGTTCCATTATAACTATTTGCTGAAGTAGATGCTATTGGAGTTGGAACAATTGTTGCTAATGATTGCCCCCAGCCAAATCTTCTATCAAGATTGTTACCTGTGGCATCGTTATGAGTATTAAATGCAAATGGGCCCGTTGAAGGGGTATTCCAAATCTCATTGTAGTAAGCAACAAGATCATTTAAGTGCTCGGCTTCAATTAGTTCGCCTGTGACAACTGGTAAAGGCTTTGTTAGCATTTACTTTACTCCGATTACTACTTCTATTATACCTTCGCCTGGAGTTGTTTTTGATTCAATCGCTCTGCCAACAATATGTTGATATGAAAATTCTTCAACAGCGTTTACTGATTGACCGTGTCCTGGAACGTCACTACTGATAATTCTATCACCCTTAGTAACTTCGCCGGTAACCTTACATGGTGTTCTGCCAAGTAATGCTACCCCAACCGTAGTTCCTGGCAATACACTATTCATTAATAATGCTGGGTCTGTAGTTACTACGCCAATAACATTATTGTCTAATGAATGTGTTGTTTGGGTAACTTCTTGTGAATCATCTGTGTTGTTTGTTAGGACAGTACCTGGAGCATATTCTATATCAGATGTATAAAGCTCTGCAACGTCAGCATATTGTGCAGTGGTTGCTGTTCCATGAAACTTCATTCCTCTTGTACTATCTGTACTTAAATTAATACCTGGTTTAATAGTTGCGTTATCCGCTGTACCTACTAAACCGTTATTTCTAAAGTAAGGTTCAATTGTTGTTTCAGATACATTAATAATCCAATCTGCATTATCTGAACTTGTTAAAGAAACATAAACACCATTTACTTTAGTTAATACTACAGTATGGTTTACGTTCAGAGTATCTTTTACTGTAGCTACTTTTGAATCTGAATCTATTCCTAACCATGCACCGTCATGTCTTATCTTTAATTGTTCTTCTGCTGGGTGCCACCATAGTTGACCTTCAATTGGATTAGATGGTTCTGTGTCACTTGCAAAATTTTCTAATAAGCTAACCGAGTTTTGTGCAATGTCTGCACCATATCCAACATGATACTTGCCCACTAAACTTAAACTAGTATCTGTTACGTTTACAGTATCATCAGCGATATTAAAACTTCCGCCATTATTAGTGCCTGTAACACCGTGTTTGCTAATTGTATATCCTGATGCCATAATTAAACTCCTGCTCTAATTCTTAGAGTATATAATATCTCTAATTTTCTGTTATTACTTTTTTGAATAGGATGGAATATTAAATGTGTTAAGTAAGTATCTGTATTAGTCATTAATGCAATTTCGTCAAATACAAAACTGTCTGCATCGTCAAAGTCTGATGCATTGTCTGTAGCTGGTCCTGTTGCGTCTGGCTCGTTGTAGTCTAATACAACCTTACACTCTAAATCTGAGTATGGTTGATTAGCGGCATTGTTAACAGTAAATGTAGTTACTGCTTTTTGTAATGGACTTACTGCCGGGTCAGCTCCTATTGTTGCTGGACTTGCGTTATACAATCCATCAACTGACTCACCTGATACTCTTGCATCTTTGTATGTCATATTTCCGTTTACGTCAATCTCAGTACCTCCATAACCAAACGCTAGTTTAGATATATAATATCCATTGCCAGTAGAGACATTTGTTTGATTAGCCATAGCTTTCGCTACAGCATATGCAAAGTTCTGAAAATTAATCGCGTTATATTTGTCAAGTAAAACTTCACCTGTATCAACATCTGTGATTACAACGTGTCCTTCTACTTTAACTATTGAGTTTTCGTTTAATGTTTTCATATTCCTATTCCTTATACACTATTTATGCTATTCATTAAATAATATTATAATTCTACACCCTTGCCTAATGATTGCAACTCTTGTGCCTGTGTTGAGCCTGGGCTGTTTAAAATTGTATCACTTAACGTGTTATACTGATAATGACTTGGATCATCATTAGCAAATGTAAGTTTTGAGTTAGTTACATTTATTATTGAGTCTCCTATACTTGCTATAACACTAAATGTTCCAGCAATCTCACGTTTTGTAATTCCTAATGTTGTAGCATCTGCTACAACGTATTCTATTAGCTCGCCGCCTATATAAGCAATACCAACACTATCAAATGCTGTTGTACTTGCTACACTTATAGTTGTGTCATCTAAATCTAGTGCGGCTGTTAATGTTGTTTCTTTTGCTTCTGTTAATGAATATGCATTTACATATCCATTATTATCTTGTACGTGTGCAAATGTTCTTGAAGTAGTTGCATGTGTACTACCTGAAGCATTTGTTTGTACGTTAATTCTTAATAATTCAAGTGGGCTAATTTCTACTAAACTATTTCTGTTATGCCCATCAACTGTATAGTTGAATAACTCAGGAGCTATAAAGTCAGGGCCACTGTATATATTTGTACCTTCACCTGTAATGTAATCATCATATGTTGTGCCCCAATCCGATGCACCTGCATATGTGTTGCCACCAAATACACCATCATATGCTTGTGGCTTAATAGTTATATTTGTTTTTGGATCCTCTGTTATTGTAAGGCCAACTTCATCTAAGTTAGTATGTTTTGTAAGTACTGTACTTGACTTAGTATGGAAAGGTTTAACTTCTTGTACGTATCCTATTACATTATTAATTTTACTCTTTGTATATTTTTTAGTAGTTGTATTAATTGCGTCAGCAAATTCTAATCTAATATATGTTGTTTTTCTAACCCAAGTTGTTTGTTCCATTGAACTTAATACATAGTGAATAACACTAAAGAAGAAAGTATTCATTTGATGTTTATTATAATGAACAAATATATCGTTGTTTAATGCATCTAGTAATGTTTCCCAATATTCAGCAATGTCTGCAAAATCCCACGGTGTAGAATCCCATACATTTCTATCCCATCCACCTACTGCGGATAATAGTGCCTCATCAAATTTAATTGTATTATTCTTTTTAAATACTAACTCCCACTTACTAGTTGATTCGTTGTATGCGTATATCTCACTTCTGTCAAGTTGATCAGTGTTATCAAATATATTTAATTTAGCTACTGAATGATAATCTTTATCTATAGTATCTAAATCTGAATATATTGTAATTGTTGTTGTATGATTAAGTGTTCCTGTATATGATTTTAATTCATAGTCTACCCAATTCCATAACAATGTAGGAAAGTTATTAGTTATAAATGTTCTATCCCATGTATGTTCAAATTCATCATTTAGATTAATATTTTTCAATTGAGTATTAAGTGTTACTATAGCATTTCTTCTGGCATCCGATAAATTATTAAACCATGTTTGACCAATAGTCATATCATCACCGTATCTATTAAACTTATGTAATGTTGAATATGGCAATGGTGTTTTACTACCATCTCTACCAGCAAAATTACGTTTCATAGCATTTATATAATACTCTGGAATTAAATCTGAATCTTTTGCAATAAGCATCCATTCGTTATGTGAGTTAAATTTATTACCTGCTTTATTAATTTGTAATACAGTATTTTTATCTTCTATATAATAATTAATATTATCAATGATAATTTCGTTTTCGCTTATAACTGCAAACCAACTAACACCACTTGCTGTTGGATTTTCAATCATACTAGCAACATCATATGCTGATAATGTTCTTGTATCTGACATTGTTGTTTTATCTTTAACCCAATAATAATATACATCATTATAAGATCCTGTTTGTCTATTATATTCTTTTTCTGTTGTATAGTAATATAATGTTTCTTTTGCAACATTATCGTAAACAGAGTATGCTTCACCAGTTGCTATTGTTCCAAACATTTCTGTTAAATTAGTTACTGCATCAGCATAATCATCTGGTGCTACACTTGATTTAATCCATTCCCAAACAACAATTTCTGCTCCTGGGTATAAGTATCCCCAAGCGGCTGTCTTATTAACCGACCCGCCTTGGTCGTAATCATAGTATCTTGCTTTACTTATATCCCACCATCTAGTTCCTATTTGTTCTTCACCCCATGCATTATCTAAGTCTACAAGATGATTAGTATCAGTTGATGTGGTATAAATTGCATTGTCAGAGAAATTAATATAATCTAAATTTTGTTGAGCTATACCAGGAATAATCTTTCTCATTGGATCCCATACTTCTAATTGCACTTTTGATTTATTTTCTTTATGATTATAAATTACTACACTGTCTATATCTTTATTAGTAGGCCTTGTTTTATTAATTCTAGTAGCAAGTGTTGTACCTTTTTTGTATACATATGTTCCTCTAACTGCATCTACATAACTAAGGAAAGTATATGCATCAGTTGGAATATTCCAACGTGCAAGACTCTCTGCACCTGTTATATTATTATATGTTACAGTACCATCTCCGTCTCTTTGATCTATGTTTGTAAATCTAGTAGTTACTAATGGCATAATTGATACTGCATTACCACAATGTTCAATGTACTCGTCTATATAAAATATTTGATTGTCGTTTGCATCTACTTTTGTTACTTTGTGTATTCCATCTATGTTTGGTGTAGTATCTGTGTTTAATAATTGTACCCAATCACCTACTTGTAATCCGTGTGGAAGGTTAGTTGTTATTTCAGCATCATTACCATCTTTACTTGAAGTACCTGCACATATACCACATGTAGTAGGATTTGATGAAGCCGCATTTTTAGCCGCACTTGGTAAACTATATAATGGTGTAGTAGTAAGTACTCCTGAAACATCTTGTCGTCTTTGTGTTACTTGAAGAACATTCCATCCCCAGAACTTTGTTTGTACTGCACCAGAAGAAGTAATTTCAAAATCACTATCGTCTGCTACTAGTATGTTATATAATGCTGGGTCGGCAGTTATTGCATCAAAGTAAGATGCATGATCGCTGTCCCATATATTATCAATATTACCTTCTGCCGCATATATAGTTCCTGTTTGTAATCCTGTTTGGCTATTAAAAGTAGTATCACCTAAAGTTAAACTTGCCGCAGTTGATGTTATTTTAATTGCGTTTCCAATTACAACAATACTAACATCTGTTATACTTGCCGCTGTAAGAGCCGCTTGTATATCTGCTACTGCTTCTGAATATGTTGCTGAGCGATTAGCTGAATATGTACTTACTGGATAACTTGCATCTAAACCTAATTTTGTTCTTGCTGTTCCAGATATTAATAATGGGGTTGATCCTGTTGTATCTGTTAATACAATATTACCACTAGCGACTGTTGCTGTTATATTTGTTGGAAGAACAGATGTATTATTAATCTGATCTCTAACTTCTTCTACAGTTAAATTAGTTGGAGTAAGTACTCCTTGTTGTGGTTGTGCTTTAACTATCTGTTGATTTATTGGACTTGTAATGAATCCTAAATCGTTATTAGTTGAACCCGCTTCCAAGACTAATTCATTTTCTACATCAGTATCTTGATAACTTAATTGTAATACTTCAATAGTGCCTGCTGTTTCAAGTGATGCTGTTAAGTTTGCTATACCATAAGAATTAATACGATCTCTAATTTGTGTTGAACTCATCTGGTGTGGCGTGTGTACTAATGTTATAACAATAGCGGCACTATTTGCTGGTGCATTTACAAAAGTAATAATTTGCAAATTTTGTGTATAGTCTGTTGTTACATTTTGTGTTACACCGTTAACTGTTATACTGTCTACCATGTAAGTAGCACCCGACATTGTTTGTGCTATTGTAAATTGTGTTGTAGTTCCATCGCCTGTAAAGTTTTCAACTACGTTTGCTGGTGTTGTATCAAAATCAATTACTGTATTACTATCACCATTTGTACCATGTCTAATATTAATAGTAATGCTCTTGCCAGTTACATCAGTAAATGAAACAGGTCCTGCTTCACCAAGTATAACTGCTGGTCCTATTACTGTAGGTATACTTTCTTGTTTATTAAATGTAATTGTTTCACCTGCGATACTAAGAGTTTCGCTTTCTAAGAATGGAGTAAAAGATGAACCTGTAGCAACAATATCATTATATGCTAGATTTGTTTTCTCAATAGTAACTGTTGTTCCAGCAATGTTTGCTACTGTTCCGTATGTAAGTATTTGTTGATCTGTTGCTAATGGTGTTGTTACTTCTATAGCTGGTGCTACTACATCTAAGCCAGTAAAGTTTGTATTACATTTCCACAACTCACCTCTGAAACGTACTTGATCACCTTTTTTATAACTAACTATAGGGCTCCATGTAGGAATTATTGCATAATCAGCAGTACTGTCAAATACAGAACTTAATTTAGTTGAATTTAATACTCTATATTTTGTTTCAGTAGCTAGAGCCTCGCCTCCTGTAAGTATGTCAGAATTTGAATCTTCATAACTTAATGTATCAAATGTAATAGATTTATCATTAACAATTTTATCACTAGTTGCTACAATTACATTAGAATCTGTAGATGTTTTATCAAGGGTTATTACTTGAGGTGATGAATTAACATCGCTCGAAACTATTTCTATTTCAAGTGCATTATCAAAATCGTCATTACCTAAATGTGATTGCCTAAACATATATTGTTCGTATGCGGAAACTTTTGTTTCACTATTATGTAGTATATCACTCTTACCTATATGTTCTACTGCACCCTTTGTACCTTTTTCTTTTATCATACCTTGATGATAGTTTGTTAGTACGTTTTTATTAATACCTAAATTATCTAATAACAGTCCTTCTACATTTCCTATTGTTAAATCTTTTGCTTTTGAAAATGACTCATTAAAATGATCTACATCTGTTCTGTACATATCATCAATGCTTTGTACTGCACTGTCAAAGTTTTGTACAATGCTATCATTAAATACTAAGTAACCAGGTGCTTTCTTTTCACCTGTCCAATTTTGTGTTCTTTGTCCTTTTAATCGAAGTCGTTCTTGACTATTATTTTTAACGTCATCAAAAATATTTACTCCTAATGCTGTTTTGTTTTCAAATATAATAATATGTTCGTAATCTAAAACAGCACTGGTAACACTTCCTATAAATTCTTTATTTTTTGTTTCAATTGAAGTTGTTCCATCAGCACGTTTAATACCTAACTTGCTATTTTCTATTCTAGTAGAATCCGTTAATAAAATATCATTGCTATTATATTCTAATTGGTTATACTCATATACATGACCACTTGTTGGTTTAAATTTAATTTCTCTACCTATTTGTAAAATATATCCGTTATTAACTTCTGCACGTAATGCCCATGTAACAAAATCACTAGCAGAGCTGTCACCATCGTAAGCAGGTGTATACCCGCTTGTTTCCATCCAATTCCAATAGCCTCGTATAAAATTATACATGTCTTGTAGTTTTTCAAATTCTGCATCATACTCAACAATACTTGGTGTTGTAACAAATTTATTATATCGTCTTACTGTTTGCCCAGCAATAGTTTGTGTTGTATAATCTGTTGGGCTTACTAAGTTCGGTTCATAAAATTTAAACTCTCTAGTGTTATTATTAATACCTGCTACTTTATAACCAGTAAGTGTTTTTGTAATAACTAATAAACTTGCTGTAACTAGTTCTGTTACAGAACCTTCATACATGCTAACATTAAAATCAGCAATTCCTAATTCAAAGTCACCCACTACACTAGTTTCTGCAGATACATTTATTAAATGTTTACTAGTAAAACCGTTTAGTTTTGCTTGTAATTTAGTTGTTAAATTTTTATATAAGTCTTCTAAACTAACGTCAATGCTATTTCTAATTATATAGTTGTATTGTGCTTGTGCTATTCCATTTGCTGTAAATGGAACTTGTTTAAGTTTTATTGCAACATCTATAGGATTTAGTACTGAATCAGATCCAACATATGAAACAATTGGTTGCCCAGTAAAGTCTAGCCCACGTTCTATTAAACTAAGAACTTCTGCTGTTCCTGTACTTGCACTTGGTACAGTAAGTCTATATCTTGCTCTAGCAATAGTACTTTTGCTATCATCTAATATATTAAAATATCCTGTTTTTTCTAATGTGTTTGATGAGTTACTATTAAGTGTTAAACTCTCAATGCTGTTCTCATATATTTTTCCTGGAATTTTATAATCACCTGTTGCAGGCAATAATTTATTATAATGATTTGTATTTCTTATAATTGCGTTATGTTTGCCAATAACACCAGGTTGAAAAAAGTCTGTCCATGCTTTTGCAGGATTTAATTTTAATACTGCGTCTAGCATCATAGATTGACCAAATGCACTTAGTCTCCATTGTGCTTCTACAGGTCCCCAATCACCAAATACAAATTCTTTTTCTTTATCAATATTTGCTGGCATGCCTAATACTGTGCTAGGATCTTCCAGTGTGCCATCTGCTTTAACTGGACACTTAGTTGTAAAATCCCAAGAGTGTCTTGCATTTCTTATTACTTGTGTTGTATTGCTACTTGGATTTGAAATAATACCTTTACTCAATGCATTTAATAATGCTGTACGTTTAGTTGCATCTGTCCAACTATAATTTGCATCCCACCAAGTTGGCTTAAATGCGTAACCTAACATATGCCACGGAGTAATGTGTGGTGTGCATGTTCCAAATAAGTGTGTGTACGCACCCTTCCAATGTCCTGGTAATGTATTGCCTGTAAAGTGTCCACTAATTGTTATGGTGCTATAATTCCATGTAAATGGATCTGCGGCATCATAATAATTAGCTGTGTTTAGGCTTGTAATTTTATTAAGTCTTGCCCACTTGTAATAATGTTTTTCTACGTAATTATTTAAATCATTTAATTTAAACCATGTACCTACATGTTCAGTTGGTATGTATTCTACTGGAGAATTAAATCTATCTACTCCTTCACTCTCATCATTGTACATAGCATCTTCTTTAACTAGTCCAGCATATATACGTTTTTCCATTTCAAATATTACTGCATTAACAGGATCAAACGTTGCACCTGCTCCAATGTTTTCAATATCTTTGCCCGTTACATCTATTTGTTTACCATCATGTGTGTATAAAATGTTTCCATGTACTTGCGGTTCAACACCATATGCTAATCCAAGTTTAACCATACTAGGTGGAACATAAGATTCCTCGTCCATTTTAATATGATAAACTTCTACTTTAGGAGCTGTCTTAGCAGTGTCTAATGCGGCATAAGTAACATTTAATGTAACTGTATCACTTAGAAATGTATAATCTCTATCTTTTAAAAGAAGTTTTCTTACTTGTACGTTGCTACCATTGTTTTCTGTTAAGTAAACGTATACGTGATCTCTAATATTAGTATCACCGTTAAATGTAAATCTTGTTTTAAATGTTTTAGTAAAGTTTGCCGGGTCTGCATCTTCTAAATCAAATTCATGTTTATTAATTAAATCTGTATAAAGCATATTAGACGTGTTGTATAATTTACTTTTTTGTTTGTTTCTAAGAATTTCAGTTATTGCACTATCTGTTAATGCTTGTATAGTTGTAGTACCTAATGTATATAATCGTCTTGCTTGGGCACCTACTCTTGTTCTAAATGCATCAAACTCTTTTCCTTGCTCAACTAATGCTCCTGTAATTGTTAAATTGTTATTAGAATAATTAATATCATGCATTGCACTAATATTCTCATGCATAAAGATTGTGCCACCGTGGTGTGTTGTATGAGGTATACTAGCAAAATTATTATCACCAAGCATATTGCCATCGAACCCTGGCATTGCATTTAGTTTATCTGTCCAGTGGTTAATAGTTTCGCTCATTGTAAATGTTTCAATAGCTGTGTTGTTTGCGTTATGGATATGTACATCTGGTAAACTTATATTAGTTGTTTTATTTGCTAAGTCATTATTTCGCCAACTAAAGTCAACTAAGTCATTAATTGCAAATGCACTTTCGTCTATTGTAACAGTTGTTGCACCTATAGTTATTTTTGCTGGTTCTATGTTGTTACCGTTTACTGTAAGTTTGTAAAATGAATTATCCCATTGTTGAGTTACAATAAATGATTGTAATACTGTTGTTCCGCCTGCAACAATATCAAAATGAGTATTGTTACTAGATGCACTTGTTACTAAAGTTATTTTTTGTCCTGACCTTGCAAATGAAATTTCTGGTATAGATGTTGATTCAATATCTACACCATATGAAACAACTGTTAATGCTAATCCTGTTAAATTCTCAAATACAACTGTTTGGTTTTCACCTACTGTATATAGTTCTGCGTTACCTGTACGTGTTGTGTGAGTAGTTCCATTGTCATGAGCAATAGTAATAGAAACATCGTTGTCTATATTATGAATTAAATATGTTGATGTTGGTCTCCAGTTATTATATCCATATGGGATTGTTAATGGTGCATCTATTGCTTCTATTTTATATTGTGCATTTTCAAATGCACCTGCTATATTGCCAGCTGGTGTATATATAGTTTTTAGTACATTGTTCTGCTTAAATAAATTGTATCCTATTTGATCTTTTGAATAAGTTGCTTTTGAGTATTCTGCGTTTGAGTGATTAGTATAATACTTGTTAGTTAAAATAAAGTTTTCAAATTCATATTCAGCACCCTTTGGTGTATCTTTAAAACTTAATGGAAATCCTAGCTCTGTATCGTTTGTACCTGTTCCTACTTTGTAACCAAAAATCTTATCACCTGTAAATGACTTACCACATCCACCTTCTAATGATTCACCTTCCATGTTATAAAATTTATATAAAGGATATTGATTGATTTTTGTTTTTTGTTGTGCTAGTGTAATTGTACCATCAATACAATAACCATCTGCTTCTACCCATGAAGTATGTAAAGTAGATTTAATAGAGAACGTATCATTGTCTGTTAAATCTACTGAAGTATCTGTTCCTGATGCAACTGTATAAAGTTTGTAATCACTATTATCAATGTAAAGATACTTGTCACCTACTGTAGTTGGCTTAGCGTCTGCTTGTGCTAATCCGTGTACTGCTCCTAAGTATTGAACGCCTGTGTGTTCTGCTTGGTTCCATAAGTTTATACCAGCATTATATTCTATGATAGGCCTTTGTGCTTTTCTTTTAATATTTTTAATTTCAGTAAAATCGTAAGTAGGTATCAGGTCAACTAGTTTATTAATTGTACTAATATTAACCCAATGGTTAGCTCTACTCCATGCAGTTTGAAATGGGTCATCTTTTGTAATAACAATATAATCTTTTTGTGGGGTTACTGCATTGCCTTCATCATACATTAAATTATTGTCAGGTGATAATGTTTCATTTGCAGATATTATTTGGGCAGCTGTTGCCGCTGTTATTGCTATATCACCAGTAGTAGCATTAATTGTTATTGAAAATATATCAGTACTATTTGTTATACCACTGTGTACCCAACTGCCTGTAAATTTTACAAGCATATCACTAATAAGTTGTGTAGGATTAGATGTTAGTTGTGGGAAGTTAAACCCATCAAAAAATGGTAATCTTGGATTAGTATTATTGTAGTGTGTTACTAATTGCTCTGGTGACTCAACAGTGCCAGCATTATATCCATTGTAGTTTGTATTTAATTCTGCATTAAATAATACATTGTTATGCCACACACCATCATTGTTTTCTGAATGTTTTACTGTGTTGTTATATACTCTAACACCGTTCTCATCTATATATTCGTATAATTTATGTTTACCTGCCGAGCCTGCTACTATATATGTTTTGTTTAAAACACTTGCGTTCCATCCAGAACCAGTAAACTTAATAAGCATATTGTTCTCAACTGTAAATGTATTGTTATCATCTACTAGTTGTGACTTGCCGTTAGTTTGTATATCTGTTATTGGATTTTTAGCTGAACCTGTCCATATACTTTCGTATACAGGTAATTCTTCTACCCAACGATAGTTGGTATAGTTAACAAACTTATCAATATTAATTGGCGGATTAAAACTATATCTGTCTGAAGCATATGCCGCATTATAGTTATATGTGCTAAAGTTTGTATTAATAGAATTTGCAATATCATCAAATGTAATTGCATTAGTTAATTCTTTTTGTTTATTATATGAAACGACTGCAGGTTTTAATTGGCTTTTAGTTTCTTTTGTTTCTAAGTAGTCGTCACTTGCTAATGATACTTTTCCGTTTCTACTTCCAATGTAACCATCTATATTCTCAAGTGGTCCTTTAGAAACCATTTGATCAAGTGTACTATCTAACCAACTTTTATTAAGTTCTGTTTGAAAAACAGTAGGTAAGAAGTTACTAGATTTTACATTATTGACCGTTTGCTGTCCTGATCGTTTCTTAGCCATTTATTAACTTCCTGCTTTAATGTTTGCGTCTGTGATGTTTTCAATAATATCAATATCATCTACATCTACATCTGCTATAATAAGTTCATCTGTGTTTGGTGTATATTCAAACATATCACCAAATACACTACCTGCTCCTTGTGGTACAATAACAAAACTACTTAATACACCAGCGAGTTCTTTATGTACATATGCCGCTAGTTCTGTAAAGTAAAATGTTTCACCAAATTCCCAATTGCTTGATTCAAAGAAAGCATTTATAGCTGATACTGTTTTTGATTTTAAATCACTGTCAGTAATGTTCGAACCAAATAATTTAATTATTCTAAACCTTGCTTTAAGATGTGATTCTGCATGTGTTCCAAACATTGGTTTATACTTAACAGGTTTATAAACAATAGTATCACTTATTGCTTTTTTGCCATCAAGGCCAGCAAATTGTGTTCCTAGTTGATAACTAGTAGGTGGTGTAGGTTCTGTTATGATTACATCATTTAAGTAATTTTTATATTCTGTGTCATATGTTTTTGACAAAGCAAATACATCAATGATGTTTGTAAAGCTAGGGTCTACTACTTGATTGTCTGCGGCAATATGTTCCCATTGAAAGTTTACTGGAACATCAGCCGTAGCAAGTAATGTTGTTTTTCCTACGCCTACTACATCTCTAAATGTATCTGGATTATCTGGTCTAGCGTCAGCATTGCCATCAATTAACGTTAGTCTGTAATCACTATAATTAACATAAACATTATAACCATATACGTAGAAAGTTCCTTTGTTAGTTATGTTTGTGCCATCTGAGCCTAACATAGTAATAATATCTCGTTTTGCTTTTTTAGTATATGTTCCTATCTCTAATTCATTTCTAATGTTTCCTAAGTTTACTTTAGAACTTTTAAATTTAATTCCTAGTGTTCTCAAGTAAATATTATATGATGTGTCTGCATAATTAAAATAAATAACCCAACTTGCATCTGCAGTATCAAAGTCTGTAGGGAAAGTAGTTGTCGCATTAAATACAGCAGGTGTTACATCTGCAACCCATGCTTTAGTTGCTGGGCTATACTTTATAGTAAATGATCTTTTTGCTTCTAACAGATCTGTAATTATTTCTTGTTCTCTAGTAGAAAACTTTTTAGATAATCCTGGATATACAATTTCAATAGTGCTACCAGTTGGTATTCCAACATCTAATACAATAGCACCCGTACCATCTGATTTTTTACCAGTTGGTTGTCCTGCATTACTTCCTGTACCTTCTATACCAAGTCCATGCCCAACTATGTCAACTACTTTTGCCCACTTAGTTGTAGTTACATTAGGAGTTACTGTTGTATCAATATGCTTAAATTTAATTAAGGCACCTGGTGTAATGTATTGTGTATAATCAGTTACTGTAGTACCTACTCGTTTAATAGCATTTGCTGGATCTGTAAAATAGCCATTTAAAATGTTACTTGCAGTAGTACTATCTGTGTTCCATGTATATGTAGATGATGCTTCTACAGTTTCCGTAGTGTCTGCAGAAAATCCAGTACCCGAATCAATTGTGCCATCAAAGTGACCAGCTGTAACTGCCAATGCTACAAAATGTTTTCTAAATCTTGTATAATATAAATTTACAAACTCATCATTATTTAAAATATCTTTTACATATTTCTCATATATTAACTTTGCATTTTCAGTTGATGCTGTTGCAGATTCTTCTAAGTTGTCAGCTGATCTTATTTCTGCATCGTTTCCTGTTAAATATAAATTACTGTATGTTCCTGTAGGATCGATAAATTTTGAATATCTGCTATGCCCACTGAATGTTCTATTAACACTTTTAATTTTTACAATACCTCCATTAGAATTTCCTAACATAGTATTATAGTCTTGTGCGGTAATCATTCTGTCTTGACTAGCATAGTTCTTTGGTGCGTTTTCTCTTATTTCATCTATAGTTTCATTTGAACTTGCTGTTGATACTGATTGTTTAAGTTGCATAGTAAATGCCGCTACATATGTGTTACCATCAAACCCAGTATAGTTTATTTGTATTTTTTTGCTTGTTAAATCATCTGGTCTTAAAACATATGTACTATTAGCACTTGTTCTATACCAAACTCTAATTGTATCTTTTGGAATATTACCAAAAGTACTATCAGGGAATAAAATTGATATTTTATTATCTTCTCTTGTTTTTACACTGAATATATCTCGTTCACCTGTTGCTAGATTATTATAAATTACATTACTATTAACATCTGTTACTTTTGTCCACTCTTTAACAATGCCACCTGTGCTATCAATATTCTGTACCCATACGTCTGTGTCATTTACATTTTTAGAAGTTACATCTAATGACATACTATCAATTGGGGTATCTATAGTAAAATCTTCATATTGTAATGTTCCTTGCTTAACGCCAAAGAAAAATCCAGTATTAACACTGTTTATACCCTTGCCATCATTTTTAAAATATATTCCAAAACTTCCTGCAGAGTCTGGAGATTTTTCTGCAAATGATTTTGTAGTATTATCATAGTCACTGCTTATAACATTAAATGTAGATGAAGAACCTAATACTGCTCCATTAACATCAAATTTAAATTGATTAGGATTGTTATTAAGATCATAAAATTCTGTTGTTATGTTATTAATTACTACTGATTTTTTTGGACTACCATAATGATTACTATTTTGTAAAACTGAATTCATTATAGTAATAAAATCATCTAAGTTACTTACATTGTTTGAAACTTCATATTTAATATCAGTTCCACCTAAACTTGTTCCATCGCTTCCAATAATATTTTCGTTTGTTTTAACACTTACTACTTTTAGCTCGCCATACGCTGGCACATTACGTCTTGGCTGATAACCTAAAAATTCTGCTAATTTGTAAACTGATTCTTGTCGTTCTGATGTACTTAAAAAATTATTCCTAGCATTCATATCTACTCTATATGCTAAGTTGTGCCCAAATTGTGCGACTACATCGAGTAGTGAAACAAATTCAGCTGATTCTATCCAGTCATTGTAGTTTTCTGGATAATTATTGCGTACATAGTCAACCATTGCAGTTCTAATAGTATCATAATCAAATGCTTGAAAGTTTGCATTAATGTATGATTCATAAATTACTGTAAAGTCCTCTGCCGCAAAAAGTTTATTTTGTCTTGATTTCTGTGCCATAATTAAAACTCTTCGTTTTCTGTGAATTCTTTATCGAATTTAATCTGCAACTCGGTCGCAGTTGTTGTTGGTAAGTAAGTTAATTTTACATTAACTGTTACCGAATGGGCATCATGTACAACATTTATAGTTGAATCAGATATTTCAAACCTAGGATCATAACTTATTACGTTATAAACCTCTTCGTTGATGCTATCTTGTGTTTCTTGATCTAACGGTTGAAATACATATAATTCTAAGTCGCACCCAAACGTAGGGTCTGACCATTTCTCACCTTTACGGATTTTAAAATGATTTAACAGATCCTGTTTGGCTAATTCTAAGCCACTCAGACTCTTACTTGTGTAAGGTTGGTCTAATGTTGTATATCCAAATATATTGCTCATACAACTATTTATGCAAAAGATTAACTATGTAGTTTATGATTGGATTATTATGAATTAACTGAGTTCGTTTGCTAGAAGTCTCTTTCTACTTTCAGTCATATTAGGTAAGAATCTTTTTGTTTCTGCGTAATAAACATACTCTGCTTGTTTCGTTTGTTCATCATTTAATTGATTAGTACTATAATCTTTTATAAGAGTTCGTATACCTTCTTCTTTAATATAAGATCTATTTTTATATGTTCCATAGTCACCTAATATTAATATTTTTGCTTCTACTTGCCTAGTAAGCCTATCGGCACCACTAAGTGTTAATGCAGTGGCCACATGTTCCCATTGTCTATTAGAAATAAATTCTAATATTTCAAATTGTCTGTTTTTAGTACCAACATGAGTAAATGATCCTGTATCTACATATAAACTTAACATTGCATCATATTGTGATTGTGATAATGTAGTTAATGGAAGTTGTTTTTTAAAACTTCTTTCTTTGTCTTTAAATTCTTCTAACCAGTTTGTATAAGATTCTGCTTCAGTTAATCCTTTACTAGTTAAACCTACTGTTCCTTTATATCCAATAACTGAATTCTTTGCATAGCCTAACCATCTAGTACTTCTAATTTTAAAATTAATTAATTTATCACTTGCTTCGTGTTCAGACAAGTTTATTAATGTTTTAACCGCTGTACTGTCAATTACGGTAAACAATCCATAATCTATTAGATTTTTACTATCAACAGTTGATTGTAAACTAAAACTTGGCATTATGATGTGTTCCCTTTTCCTGCTGTAAATGTTTCTTCTACTCCACTAACTCCTTGCCACGGATGATGTTCGGGTACTCTACTTGCTATACTAGTCTTTACACTAGTGTTTGATATTTGATTTTGTACTGTAGGTTTTGTTGCAGTACCTGGTTCAGGGCCGTTCATATCTATTCTAGTACCTTTAGAAATTATGTTTCCTGCTACTAGTAAATTATAATTAGCATCTGCTTGTAAATTTATATCTAACGCACTATATACATCAACACCAGCTACACTTGTTTCTAATTTTATTCCTTCACCGCCTGAGCTTTTTATATTGACTCCAATTTCAGCCTGCATATTAATACTGCCTTTAGCATGTACATTGTAATCACCTTCTGTGTGCATGTTTATACCTGACTGACTGTAAACATCTATGTGTCCTGCAATATCCATTTCAACCCAAGCACTGCCTTGTTGGTTTGTAATAAAAATAAAACCATTACTATCGTCCATTAATATTTGAGCACCACCTTTGGTTCTCAATCTAATATTGTTACTGGTACCATTAGCATCACCATCGTCCATTGTAAGAACATGCCCTTGTCGTGTTGTAATTCCAAAAACTTTACTAGGTGATTCTCTTCTTGCACTACTTTGGCTGTGTCCTCTAACATAGTCAAGACTTAGTCCTTGTTGATTTAATATCGCTTGAAAGTATTCATCTAGTGGTTTGGTGTCGGCATCATTTATATCGTGTGGATTTTTCTCTACGGCAGTTCCTAAACTTGTTTGATCATTAGCATAAACTTGTCCACTTGCTTTACCACCCATCATTGCATTTCTGTCTTTGGCTATTAGAGAACCAATTACAATACCTTGCTCCATGCTACCAGTATATGCTATAACAACATTTGTTCCTATTTCTGGTGGCTGTGGCCATAGACCATAACTTACTGGTGCCTGTGCTTCTTTTTTTACATCTTTACCGCTATCTTGAATTTTTGTATGCCCACCATATGGTGTAACTAATAAACAAATCCTCTCAGAAGTTTTTGCACCAAACTCTGATATGCGTACAGTTATTCTGCCTGTATATAAACTATCAGTATTATTAATAACTTCACCAACATATATTCCACTAAGGTTGTTGATACCTATTTCACTACTTTGTTTGCCTCTGTTTGAAACATGTACACCGTCGTGTTTTATTAATCCTGCCATATTATACTCCTGATAGTTCTATTATGCTCGGTAACAATAAAGACGTATTTGAATTAACATCTTTGTATCCGTTTAATGTTTGGGTGAATCGTCCACCTTGAAATCTACTTTCTACTGTAGTTAATTTATATATTCCTGTACTAATTGGATCAATTTCACCTTTAACTTGTTCAGTTAATAACTTATCAGCATTAGGGTTAAACTGTAAGAACGTTATAAGTGCATCTTGTTTAGCATAGTCTGGTTTCTCTAACTTTCCTTTTATTACTGCCTGCATGTTGCCCATCCAATGTGGATCACCTTTAATTTCTATAGAAACATTTAATGCATCATATTCTCTCTTAGCCATGTCTTGTAATCTACGTGCTAGTGCTGAGTTTTCATTTAAATTATATTCATTTACTTGCGCCTTTTCAGCTGAATCTGTTTTTGCAACACCACCTACTACTGGATTAAAATATCCCAATTCAACAGATGATTGTTTTATATCTGATAGATATATAGAATCTGTTATTTGAGTTGGCGTAAATTGCTGTTTACCTTCTGAAGTTTTACCTGCTACAAATGTAGCCGCCCCTGGTTGATCTAATACAAAGAATAAATTTTGTACATCTAATTGATAATTTATTACTTCTGTGTTTAAACCTGTATACAAATATGTGTAACTTTTTTCAATAGGTAATGTTTTAAATCTATCTACTTGGTGTTTTGTATCATTTAATTTTTTATTTCCTTCAGCTATACTAGCGTCGTATGTTGTATCACCATATCCTATTTTAATAGTATATACAATTAATGTTGGTTCCACGTTACCATAGTTTTCTTTTTTTGTACCTGGTGGATATTTTACTTCACTTTCAACTACTATATGAGGCGTTAATCCAAACTTGTTTGCTTCAATTACCCATTCGCTCCAAGCAGTACAATTATTAGATATTGTTTTTTGAAGCCACATACCGATGTTAGTTTCTCTTTCAACTGTAACTGTATTTGTGTCTTTATAATCATTGTGTAAACCTTGTCCAGTTCTAGAACTGGTTGCTTGGTCTGTTGTGCCTGAAAAAGGTTTTGATGGCAAATGAAACCAAGATAACGGATTTCCTTTAATTTTTCTTTCTGTACCTGGTTTTGCATATGAAGTTTTTTTATCAAAATTTATTTCTATTTGTTTAGGTGCTGGCATTCCATTTCTTTGGTCCATTGGACTCATAAGACTTAACTGTCCATCATTATATTCTTTTTCAAATCCTTTAACAAAATCTTCTACTGTTCTAATGTTTTCTATAGTAACATCAGAATCTAATACCCCTTCTGTCTGTGCGTGTTTAAGAGAAGACCATGCAATAATATTATATCGTGTTCCTTCTGGTCCTGTAGTACTCCTTATTTGATTAAACTTAACTGGATATAAGTATACACCAGGAAATGGAACACTTGCACTAGTTACTGGATCTCTTCCTTTAAATTCTAATTTTAATATAAAGTTTTGTGAATATAAGTTAGATGGTTTGCCAAGATTTTTACCAGCAGTTAGAATTCTATCCATAAATGTAAATCCTAAAGTTTCAAATAAATCAAATTGTATTATACCAGGAGTAGCATTACCATGTTTTTGTCCTGGTGTGATTGTTGCTAACGACATAAAATTGTCTAAACTAAATTCAGCGTCTACTCCTTGTTTAGCAACAATAAATGCTTGTTTGTTGTTTAAGGCCGCATCATCATTTCCTATTAAGTTAGGATCATTCCAGATTTCATTGCTTACAAGATATAATGTCCAAAGATATGTTGGACTATCAACTAAACTTAACCAATTAGGAGAAACAGTGTTTTTTAAAGTAGTTAGATTTCTTATTTCTCTAATTTCTTTAACTGTTGATGTTCCTGTTGTATCTTCGAATGCCATGTTATGAGAACCTTATAGGAACTGATATTTTTAAGCCTGTTTTAAAATCTACAATAGGATCTGCTAATTCGTCTTGATTAAATAAAGCAAACACCCACCATAATTTTGCGTTACCATACAAGTCGTATGCTAACAGATCTGGTTTCTCATTATATTTTTCTTCTAGTATTAATAGTTTAGTTGCTGTATTAGCTATATCAATACTGTTAACATCTAATACATCTAAATATTGTTTATTAATGATTTTTGTATCTCTGTATAAACTGTCTGTTCTGTAATTTGCCATATTATATAAATCCGTCTGGGTTGCCATCATTTAATGCAATTCCACTTGCATATGTTCTTATGTTGAACCGATCTTTAACTGCTTTTGGTGGAAGTTGAGGTACTAGTTCTACTGATACTAGTGATAATGTAGGAACGGCAATCATTTCACCGTTTCCTGCTTTAACTTCTACGTAGTCTGTGTCTTCTGGTAATGTGTATGTAAAGTTTCTAATAACACACGGAACGTTTGAGGCATGTACTGAGCCATAACAACTAAACTTTAATATTGGTGGTGGAGTACCTGCTGTAGCTCCTGCTTGTGAACCAAAATCAGATTTCATACATGATTTAAAAAAATGTAATGACGCCGCTGTATATGCCGCTTCTTCTGCTGTATTAGAAGGAAACAATGCTGTTATTGATATAGGCGGATTTGGTGTGTTAATATAATAATTTTGTTGATATATTGATCCAGTCACATCATATGTTCCATAGTTAGCACTATGTGACATTTGAATAGTAGGTGTTAAAGGAAACACTACACCACCGTCATTACTAAGTGGGTTTAATATACTTTGCTCATGAGTTAATCTACCAGAACCTAAGAAAAATGGTTTACCTTTTTCTTTCATTAGTAATTTTGCTTTGTTTGTTACGCCTGCCATTATGTTAATCTCTCCTCAATAAAACGATAAACTTGTTCGTCAAATTTGCCAAAAAACTTTGTAAATGCTTGTTGTTTCTCTTTTTCGTCCATTGTTTTAGCCATTGTTGCACGGAAATCACTTGCACTCATTCCACCTTGCATAAGTGGTGCTACATATACGTAGCCTCGTTCTTGTGCTGTAGGAACTAATTCATTCATATCGGTTGGTAATTTATGTAAGAACCCTTCACCACCTGTAGCAAGTCTATTAGCATCTTTTTCACCATACACAAGTATTTGTGCAGTAGTTTCTGGGTCTTTACCTGCCGCTGCCATGTCTGGTCTATATGGATTAGTTTTAATAATCTTATCACCGGGTATATTGAACATCTTATTCATGATACTTGCCTTTTCATCAAATGTAAAAGGATCACTACCGTAGTCGCCCTGTGAGTGTGCTTTCACAGCTTTTTGGCTAAATGTTGTGGCGATAAATACATTATCAGCACCAAACTTTTGGATTAGATGTTTATAAACATCGTGATGTCCTTGGTGCATAGGTTGAAAACGACCGCCATAAAATACAGCTATGTTGTCTACGCCCTCTTTTAAAACATGTTCAATTAACATAATTACTTCTCCGTTCGTAGTATTTATCAATTTAAAAAAACAGGTTGACACAGACATGGCATATGCCGTATAATACTAATTACATAAAGGAACTTTCACATTATGACAACCAAAAAGAAAACTTTTTACTTAACAAATAAAGATTTGTTAAGAGAAATACATAATAGTAAAATGACGTATTGTTGGACTAAAGATGATAATTATACACATTTTGATCTTATTGTAACCGGATTTGAAGAAATAACAAAAGAAGCAATTGCAGAAGCAAAACAAAACAGAGCAACAAGATTACAAAAGTTAGCACACCAAGTTGAAGTAGGACGATGGGAGCAAGGTTTAACAGGAAAGAAAACTAAACCAAGAGCTGCAGATTTTGCAGTTGATATTGATACTATTAAAGATGATGACATTGTAGTACGTGTAATGACATTTGATCATATACCAGAAGAAAATAGAAAAAATAAACCAAAATCAGAAGCAGATTTACATAGTAAATGTAATTTTCCTCCATTTAAACATTATGCAATGCAGAATGGCAAATGGAATGAAGTAGTTAGAAGCCATTGGGAAGGTGGAAAAGATAACGGTCATTTTAATGTTCATCATGGACAAACAACAGATTCTTTAGCAAAAATGTATATTAAACTATGCGAACGTTATAGTATGCGAGGTAACTGGCGTGGATACACATATGTAGATGAGATGCGTGGGCAGGCGTTGTTACAACTTGCACAAATTGGCTTACAATTTAATGAACTTAAGAGTCAAAACCCATTTGCTTATTATACTGCGGCAATTAATAATAGTTTTACAAGAGTTTTAAACTTAGAAAAACGTAGTCAAAATATTAGAGATGACTTACTAGAAGAAGAAGGGCTAAATCCAAGTAGCACTAGAACATTTAATGCAGAATGGGAAGCTCATCTTAGAAGTGAAGAAAAAAAGAAACTAGAAAATCCTACGTTAAAAGTAACAACATACGAAATTCCCGACGAAGAAACTGAAGAAACAGGAGAGTAAATGTTTTTTGACAAAGCAGTGATCTTTACTGATATTCACTTTGGCATGAAGAATAACAGTAGATATCATAACCAGGATTGTGAAGATTTTATCATATGGATGATTGCTGAAGCTCATAAAAGAGGCATTAAAAAATGTTTCTTCTTAGGAGATTGGCATCACAATCGTGCTAGTATCAATGTTAGCACACTAAATTATACCACTAGTAACTTACGAAGACTTAATGAGAACTTTGATGAGATTATAATGATCACTGGTAATCATGATTTATATTATCGTGAAAAGCGTGAGATTCATAGTTTATCAATGATTGAGGACTTCAAAAAAATTAGAATGGTAAACAAGGAAATGCTTATTGAAGATGGCGTAGCATTTATTCCTTGGCTATGTGATGACGAATGGAAAAAGTTAAAACAAATTGAATGTAAATTTATGTTTGGTCATTTTGAATTGCCAGACTTTTATATGAATGCCCTTGTACAAATGCCAGACACAGGAGGTCTTAAAGCAGAAGACTTATCAAAACCTGAGATGGTTTTTAGTGGACACTTTCATAAAAGACAAAAACGTGGCAATGTAATTTACCCAGGCAATTGTTTCCCACATAACTATGCTGATACATGGGACGACGACAGAGGATGCATGTTTTTAGATTGGGATGGCAATATAGAATATCTAGCATGGCCAGATGCTCCTAAGTATAGAACTTTAACATTAAGTAAATTAATAGATAACCCAGACAAATACTTATCTGATAAAACACATTGCCGTGTTACATTAGATGTTGGTATTACATACGAAGAAGCAAACTTTATTAAAGAAACATTTATTAAACAATACAACTTACGTGAGATTGCTCTTATGCCTAGCAAAAAAGAAGAACATACACAAGACTGGAATAAAGGAGTTGATATCCAAGTAGAAAACGTAGATAGCATTGTACTGTCGCAACTTAACTCAGTACAAAGTGATACTATTAAAAAGCAACTACTAGTAGATATTTACAGAGGACTAACAACATAAATGCTAATAATTAAAAATATCACCGTAAAGAACTTTATGAGTGTGGGCAATGTCACACAGGCTGTTCACTTTGATGATGCTGGGCTAACACTTGTATTAGGTAATAACTTAGATTTAGGTGGTGATGGCTCACGTAATGGTACAGGTAAGACGACAATTATTAATGCATTAAGTTATGCATTGTTTGGCAGTGCATTATACAGTATTAAAAAAGATAACTTAGTTAATAAAACTAATAATAAAAATATGATGGTCACTGTTGATTTTGAAATAGACAGTGTAAATTATCGTATTGAGCGTGGACGCAAACCCAATGTATTTAAATATCTAGTTAATGACGTAGATAGCAATGACGACGGCATTACAGATGAAATGCAAGGACAAGGCAGAGAAAGCCAACACGTAATTGAACAAACACTTGGTATGACTCATAATATGTTTAAGCATATTATTGCACTGAATACATACACTGAACCATTTTTAAGTATGAGAGCAAATGATCAACGTGACATGATTGAGCAATTGTTAGGAATTACTAAACTTAGTGAGAAGGCTGATATACTTAAAGAACTATTAAAAAATACTAAAGACAGAATAACTGAAGAAACATATAGACTTAAAGGAGTAGAAGATGCAAACGAACGTATTAATAATAGTATTAAAGATCTTGAACGTAGAGAAAAGACATGGGCTTCACAACTAGAAGGACGTATTCAAGAATATACTAGTGAGATACAAGCATTAGAACATATTGACATTGATAAAGAAATAAAAGCACACGAAGAGTTTGCTGAATTTAATGAAAAGAAAGGCCAAATAGATACTTTAAATGCTGAAATAGCTAGACTTACAAGTAGTTCTGAACGTGAACAGAAACGTTTAGATAAGGCACAAGAAGATTTAACTGCTACATTAGAACATAAATGTTATGCATGTGGACAAGATATTCATGATGAACAACATGATAAAATAGTTTCTCAAAAAACAGAACTTGTAAATGAAAGTCAAACTCAAATTACTGAAGAGAACGAATTAATTGAATCGTACACAAATGCAATTACTGCCATTGGTGAAATTGGAAATGCTCCCACAATTGAATATAATACCTTACAAGAAGCATATAAGCATCAAAGTAAAATAGATAAGTTACAATCATCAATGACTAATGCCGCAAACGAAACTAATCCGTATATAGAACAAATTGATGTTTTAAAAAATACAGGATTACAAGATGTAGATTGGGAAGAAGTAAATACACTTGAAGAATTAAGAGAACATCAAGACTTTTTATTAAAACTATTAACTAACAAAGATAGTTTTATTCGTAAAAAGATTATTGAACAAAACTTACAATTTTTAAACACACGTTTAGAATATTATATTACACGACTAGGTTTACCGCATGAAGTAGAATTTCAAAGTGACTTAACTGTAACTATTACACAACTTGGTCAAGATTTAGATTTTGATAATTTATCAAGGGGAGAACGTAATAGACTTATACTTGGACTTAGTTGGGCATTCCGTGATGTATTTGAAAGTATGAATCATCCTATTAACTTTGTTTGTATAGACGAACTTGTTGATAGTGGTATGGACACAGTTGGTGTTGATAGTGCATTAGGTGTGTTAAAGAAATTTGAACGTGATAGAAATAAGAATATTTTACTTATTTCACACAGAGATGAATTAGTAGGTAGAGTTAGCAGAGTGCTACAAGTTACTAAAGAAAATGGCTTCACTACATTTGACACTGAAGTAGAAGTAATTGATGCGTAATACATATAACAAACAAGAAGAATTAGAATTACACGAAAAATGGACTTATGTATTATTACATGCACCGGAAACAATAAAAAAGGACGAACTAGGTATAGATACTTTAGACTTGATTAGGAAAACAATAAATGAATGGGTCAAAGAAGAATAATTGTCCATGGACATATAAAAATAAAATAGTCAATGAATTACCTAATGATTGCGAAGGATTTGTATATGTAATTACAAATCTTACTAACAATAAAAAATACATAGGTAAAAAACTAGCAAGATTTAAAACAACTAAGCCACCACTTAAAGGTAAAAAGAATAAAAGACGTGGATATAAAGAAAGTGATTGGCAAGACTATTGGGGGTCATCAGATCATTTAAACGCAGATGTCCTAACACTTGGTTCAAATAAATTTACTAGAGAAATTTTACATTATTGTCCTAGTAAAGGTGTATTAAGTTACATGGAAGCAAAAGAACAATTTGACCGTAGAGTATTAGAAACCGATGAATACTATAACGGCATTATTAACGTAAGGGTGGGTAGTTCAAAAATTCTTACGGAACACTTAAAGAAAGGTTGACAACGTATTAAATTTTTGTTATTATAACAAAAGTAGCGTTTTAACTTTATTATCAGCTAATAATTAAAGCATAAGATAACTAATAGTGTAAAACCAAAACTCATACAGACTTAAAGTCCGGCTCCAACTCAAATACAATTTTAGGCTAATAAAAACTAACATAGGCTACAAGGCCCTGATTGGTCGAGATTCGCTCGACTCACCTTGAGGTTACTTCATTGTGACCAGAACTGGTGTGCCTATAAGTCAATGCACTGATTTGACAAATCAAAATGATCAAGCTCTCCTGACAATTTGGAACTTGAGGACAACCCAAAGTTGATACTATGGCAATGGGTGTTTCTGCGTTATAAAGCAGTATGTAATAAGGGTACCGCGTAACCGCCCTTCCTAGGTGCTAAACTAGGTTTACTATAGTATCTGTGGGTAGAGTTCTATGTCAAGAACAATTTACACTTGGCCTGTATAAGGCTAAGTGTGAATAAAGCATCTTGTCAAGTAGTCATTTAAATTCAATATAAATTAACATAAATAAGTGTATAAAGCGTAAGCAACAACAACGAGCAAAGCGATTAGCTTTGCGAAGTTGATGATGTCGAAGACATCAATTATATCAGGAAAACATATACATGACGTTGGACGAATTTCGGATTAAATTTTTAAAGTTTGCAGAAGAATCAGTTGAGCCTTTAAAGGATGATGGATATCCTATATGTCCGTATGCAAAAAGTGCAAGAATTAAAAATGCATTACAGTTTGTTGATGCACGTGACAATGTTCTGGCTTTAGAATCATTTGACCATGTTAAGTACCAAATGGCTATTTGTTGGTTGGGTGATGTAGATGATATGTCTTTTATAGAAAAGACTTGTGCAGAGCTTAGAGAAAAACATCCTCACTTATTATATTTTACTAGTACAAGAACAAGTGGACATTTTGTAAAGAACTTTACTGACTGTGTGTTTGTTCAAAGAAAAAGCGATTTACATGAAAAACGTAAACATTTACACAAAAACACCACATATTATGACAGTTGGCCAGAAGATTATTATAATTTAATAACAGGCCACTAACGTCTATTACCTTTTCTTGCTTTATTAATTTCCTCAACACGACTATTCATACGTTCTATTAAGAGTTTAATACTGCTCACAGGCATTTGCAGAATGTCTTTATAACTAACCGCACCTTCACTACGAATAACTACATCTAAGTAGCTACCTTCTGTAGTTTCTAAATCCTTATTATACTGTTCAACTAATTTTACAATGTCTTCGGGTTGACGAGAAGCTATCAACCCCCGAAAAAATTTGCGACGTCTAAGTCCACACCAGTCTTCCAACTATGTCCACAGTCTTGACAATTGGCAGCAAATTTAGTTTCTAAGCCACTTTCGCTTAGTTCCTCTATTTTAGTTCTGATTACTTCGTAATCATTTTTAGTAATATTTTGTAGCCATTCTTTAATAGTATCTTTATCTGTGATAACATCAGTGTCTTTACCTTGTACACTTACAATACTATTAGTAATTAAACTAACAGTAAGTTCTGCAATTTCAACAAATGTTTTTCCAAAAAGATCTTGTCTTTCGGCATCTTCTAGTTTCTCACTAGCCAATCCTTGTATCATCTTGTTTTGTTTAATTTGTTGAACTTGTAACATAGTTCTATCTTTTAATGTGTATGGATTACAAATAATTTTAAAATCACTTGGTAATGTTACACTTTGCTCAATTGTGCCAGTTTTTGCGTTTGATAACATTATATTTGCATCTAATTGCAATTGATTATCAAACTCACACTTAGGACATTTAACATCGATGTCTATATTTTTTCCATAACTTGCTTGTCTAATACCTACTAAGATTACAAGTAAGTCGCTTACTGGCATTGTTTCTGGTTCAACAATATCAGGGCAACAACTTTTAATCAAACTAATTGTAGCTTCTCCGTTAAACAAAGCATCTGGGGTTTTAGTAATAAGTTCATCCCTTGCTGTCATAGCATATACTGCCAGTTCATTATCTATGCTAAGTTTCGGCTTCTTTTTGTAGAATTTACCGCCACTTGGTAATGGAATGTATAAAGCAGGCTTTCTATATGCTTGAATTAATGGGTTTGTCATGTTTTGTATTTCTCCAATTATATACGTATATTATGATTTCCATAAATAGTAGTAACGTATATACAATAGTATTTATCTGAATTAAAATACCACTTAATAAAGCATTATGGACCAACAACAAATAGACCTAATTTATCAACAGTATCCTTGGGCAACTGAGATTACATTAGAAAAAGTAAGCTCTAGCATGACCATAAACAATTCTACTATGGCCATGATTGCGGCTGTGCTAGGTAAAAAAGATGCGGCGTCTATAAGAGCATTAAGTGCTGACGCAGAAGAAGCAGAAGATCTAGTTACAGCATCCGGTGAAGCTACTGTAAAAGCCACAAAAGTAGCAGGCGGTGCAATGAATGTAATAATGAAAAGCAGTGATCCTGTTAATGCTACCGCTGAATTAGCACACGAGGCAGCAAAGATTATGGCAAATGCTGGTATAGGTGTGTCAAACATGGGAGCAGGAATGGGAAAATGGGCTTCGGGTCTTAAAATGGTGGCAAGACATGCAGGTACTCCACTTGTAGTAGCAACAGGTATGGGTATAATTTTTGCAAAGTTATTAACCGAGCAAGAAAAACAAGCTAGACAGTTAATAGACTTTGGTGCAGTAGTAAGTGATGTAGATCATTGGACTAACTTAAGATTTGCAACTAGAGATTTAGGAATGGGACTAAAAGACTTTACTGATTTAATGGCAGAGTCTAAACCGTTTCTTGTTCAAGCAGAAGAAAATTTATTCGAAGGTGCTTTAAGATTAGCAGAGTTTGCAAAAGAAATTGATCAAGACAAAACATTTAGAGACTTTGGAATGGGAATACAAGACCAAACTAGATTCATTGCTCAAGAAATACAAACATTATATCAGCTAGGAGAATTAACTTCCATGAATGAAGTTGGTAGAAAAAGAGTAATCGATTCATATAGATCAGCAAATAACCTTGCATTATTTACTGGTGATGTTTTTGGAATGCAAAGAGAAGAAGCATTAAGATTAAGAGATGAGGCAAGGAATAATGTTGATTTAAGGGTTGGGTTGTTGCAAAATAAAGCATTTATTGAAAAAACATATGGCGAACAAGCTAGTAAAAACATTTCAGACGCAACCGGTCTTGTTAGAGTATTAAATGAACAATTATTTGGTGCAGATTTTGCTGGAGCCATGGAAAGTGTCATAACAGGATTCGTGGGTGATATTAGTTTTGATCAGACAGCGGCAAATAATATAAGCAAAACAATGATAGAAACTTTACAAGGTGCTCCAGGTGCGTCAGAAGCACTTATTGATCTTGTTGAAAAAATAGGTACAGGGCAATTTAAAACTGAAGCAGAAACAGTAGATGCTTATAAGAAGTTTTTTAAATTAATAAGAGATGTACCATTTAAAGTAACAGCAGGTGATCCTAACCTTGAAGCACTTAACGCATTACTTGCATCAGCTAAAACAGCGGCAGGTGCTGAAGAGTTTTTAATGTCAGACACAGATACATTAACATCAGGTTATTATGCAAATCTTGCTGATAATGCAGATACTAGTATAGAAGTAATGAATAATATGGCAATTGCATTCCAAGAAATGCAAGAGCTATTAACACCTGGATTTGGTAGCATGGCAACTGGATTTAGAACGTTATCTGGAAGTTTGATGAGATTTGGTAGAGGCGTAAGCAAACTTTTTCATGGTGACGAACAAGGTGATAATAGATTTGAAACTTTTTGGGAAGAACACAGAGCTTCAATACATGACAAAAGGTTATCACAAATAAATGAAGGTAATGTTGTATCTAATGTCCAAATAGTTGAGATGCAAATTAAACAAATGAGAGAATCTACAGATGAGTTACAAGCAATATTAGATGCTAAAGATGGAATGGCACCTGATTGGACAGATCCTGAAACTGGTGAAGTTATTGAGGGAGAAAAAATTACAGATGAACAAAGACAAAACTTAGAGAACTTATTAATGGATCAACAAGATGAATTAAATGAATTATTATCATACCAAGAAAAGTTACAAGCAAAGAAAGTTGAATTATTAGGAAAAGAGGAGGCAACAGTTGAATAATGGCTGATAAAACAAATCAAATACCAATTTCAGATGATTTAATACTTCAGGTACCAGCTTGGGCAAGTGAAACAACAATGGAAGCATTGGCAATGCAATCAAAGAATGCAGTTTCTCTTACTAAAGAAATGTTAGGTGATGTTAAAAAGAACACTAAGTTAGATGATGAAATTATAGAAGCAGTAGAAAAGAATTTACAAATTGGAGTAAAAAATTCTAAGGCAAATGAAGAAAATGCAAAAGGTAGATCAAGTTTATTATTAAAAGGTGCACAGCAAATAAAAGACACTGCTACTTTCTTTGGTGATTCAGAGAAGCCATTAACTAGTATGGTTAGTGCAACTGAAGATATAGTAAAGAAACTTAAAGGAGCGTCAGGCAAATTAGACAAAAGTACAGCGGCACAAATTCCATTTGCTAAGATGATGACAAAGACTTTGGGACAAGTAGCCAACGTAGCAGTAGATATTGGACTAGCATGGGCAGGTTGGAATGCAGCCAAGTTTGAACAGTTTGCTGAAGTACAAAAAATGATGATAGACTCCGGTGCTATTGTATATGACACTGCTGATGTATTTGATCAATTATATAAAGACAGTTTTCAAGCAGGTATAACGTATAAAAGTTTTGCATCAATTATTAGTAATTTTGGTGGAACAATGGTAGGCATAGGCGGAGATGTATCTCGAGGTGCTCAAGCATATATAGGAATGTTTAAAAGACTTTCTGATAATTCAGAAATATTAGGTGACTTGGGTATGTCAAACGTAGATTTAATGAATGCTTATGCAGGTTATATAGAAACGCAACGTATAACAGGACAGTTAGATAAACAACTAGTAGGAGAAGGTGAAGCACTTGAGGCTAGTTTTAAATCATTAGTACTTGAATCAGGAGCAATAGCAAACTTAACAGCACTTACTAGAGGTGAGACAATGGCAAAAATGTTAGGTGCATTGTCAGACACAAACTTAGCGGCAGGACTTGCGGCAATAGAAGATCAAGGATTAGAAAAAACAGCAGACGTAGTTGAATCTCTTGCAAAACAAATTTCTCTATTTTCAGATGTTGGACCATCTGATTTATTGGGACAAGTACAAACAGCAATGAATAATGCAACAGCTCAGTTTTCTCACAATATGGGTAATTTTGATATTATACAAGTATTACGTGCAATGGATGGTGAAGCAGTAGGTGCTTTAGAAGTAGCACTTCCTGGATTACTTACAAAAATTAATGAAACAGTTCAAGATGCAGAAACTACAGGTGGTAAATTATCTGAAACTTTTTTAATAGATATATTAGCAACATATGATAGAGAAAGATTAGCGGCCGTTGCCGCAGGTAATCAAGGTATTGGTAGAGTACAGAGTTTGCAAAATAGTTTATACTTAATAATGCAAAACTTTGGTAAGTTAGAAGGCGTAAATATGGAAGAACAAAAAAAGATTCAAGCAAAAATGCAAGAAGCAAGTGGTAAATCAACTGTAGCAATGAATGATATGTCAAAAATGTTTCTAACAGCCCAAGAGTTTATTACATATCCTATGCAAGATATGGGTGAGAAGTTGGAATTTGTAACTGGATTATTAGCTGATGGTTCAGATTGGTTAAATGGTTTATTTAATGATTATAAAGAAGATAGCGATGCTACAGTAGAATCTAAAGATAATACAGTAAATTCTAGTAAAAATGACACATCTAAAGTGTCAGCTACAACTGTTTTAGAAAATGTAGCTGATTTACCAGCAAATGCAACTGAAAAAGACCTTCCAATGTTGAAAGAAAGGTTGACAACTCTTACAAATCCTAATATAATAACTAATACTCCTAGGGATTTTTCTGGTGCGGTAGGAAACGCAAAGAAAAGGCAAATAGAGGAACAGATAAGATTAACAAAATTAATGATAACATCACTTGAAAAAGAAATTCAAATAAAAGAGAATATTCAGTTTAGCAAAGAAGCCAGAATTGCAATGGGTTACATAAACGGTTAAACAATAGATAAATACAAATAGAATGAGGCAAAACACACTATGAGTTGGAAAAAACACTTTACAAGATATAATCCAATGGATGGAACAAGCGGATCAGCGAATACCAGCCGTTGGCAGAGTTGGCTACCAGAGGTATACTCGGGCCAACCAAACCGTATTGAACGTTACACACAATATGATCAAATGGATCAAGACAGTGAAATTAATGCGGCACTTGATACAATTGCAGAATTTAGTACACAATTACATCCAGAATCTAATATACCATTTGAAATTCAATATAAAACAAATCCAACTGATTCAGAAGTAACTGCATTAGAAACTACATTAAAACAATGGGTTAACATTAATAACTTTGAACGTAGAATTTTTTCTATGTTTAGATCTTGCATTAAATATGGAGATCAATTTTTTATTAGAGATCCAGAAACATATAAACTTATTGCGGTACAATCCGGTGATGTAGTAAAAACAATTGTCAATGAAAGCGAAGGCAGAAGAATTGATCAATACGTTATTAAAAATATTGCACTTAACTTACAAGAGTTAGTAGCAACAGATACTAAAAAACATCAAGATGCTACAGCAGTTAATCCTACAACAGGTTATACAGTAGGAAAAGGAAATGCAGGTATTGTAACACCAAACTCATCAGGTATGAATTCAGAATTTGCAGTAGACTCTACGCATGTAGTACATGTTAGTTTATCAGATGGAATGAATAGTAACTGGCCATTTGGTGATAGTATTTTAGAACCTGTATTTAAAGTTTATAAACAAAAAGAATTATTAGAAGATAGTATTATTATCTATCGTGTACAAAGAGCACCTGAAAGACGTGTGTTCTATATTGACGTAGGTAATATGCCAGCACACAAAGCAATGGGCTTTGTTGAAAGAGTTAAAAACGAGGTACACCAAACACGTATTCCAAATATGAGTGGTGGTGGTACTAAAGTTGTTGATGCGGCTTATAATCCGTTATCAATAATGGAAGATTATTTCTTTGCACAAACAGCAGAAGGACGTGGATCTAAAGTTGAAGTTTTACCGGGTGGTGAAAACCTTGGTGAGATTGATGATTTAAAATACTTTAATAACAAGTTAATGCGTGGACTTCGTGTACCAACATCGTACCTTCCTACTGGAAGTGAAGACGGTATAGCGGCGTTTAATGACGGACGTATAGGTACAGCAATGATTCAAGAATTCCGTTTTGCGAAGTATTGTGAAAGATTACAACTAACACTACAACAAGCATTAGACCATGAGTTTAAATTATTTTGTAAACACAGAGGACTAGATATTAGTGCTAGTTTATTTGATTTATCATTTACTGAACCACAAAGTTTCTCACAATATAGAACAATTGAAATTGATGCACAAAAAGCAAATCTATTCAGTTCTATTGAAGGTGTTCCTTATCTATCAAGAAGATTTATACTTGCAAGATACTTAGGACTTAACGAAGAAGAAATGGTTGAGAATGAAAGAATGTGGAAAGAAGAAAACCAAGCAGGTAATAAACCATCGGGCTCAGCAACCGGTGACTTGGGTGGAATGGGATTACGAGGCTCAGACGTAGATAGTTTCCAACCTACTGATGTCGACGCAGAAAATGCAGAACCCGAATCCGACTTAGGAGACACTGGCGGTGCAGAAGTACCAGATGCTGGTGGAGATACAGGAGTACCAGACGATGCGATTTAATGAATTAGCACAAAACGCAAAAGATGATAACTTCAATAAATGGGACGAAGATGATACTCGTAGACCTAAGTTGACGTTAAAACATTTAAATAAAATGCGAAATAGACGTGAAATGACACGATCTGAACATGCAGATAAGATAGAAGACGTGCAATTACAGTATGGCACTAGCCAAGATAAAGAATAAGTAATACACCTACATAACGACAAAAATCATAGCCGTGGCGTCAAAACCACGGTTTTTTTTGTATTTAAGACATCTTACCGTAAACCAAGACTAAATACATACGTTATAACCTCGATAAAGGAGAATGTCAAATGAGTACTCGCGAACGTTATATTAAAGTAATAGAAAGCCTAGTTAATGGTGAGGAGGCTAAAGCTTCTGACCTCTTACACGAAGCATTCGTAGAAAAAGCACGTGAAATCTGGAATGACTTAGTCGAAGCAGACGAAGTTGTTGAAGATGAAGTAGCGGAAGAAGATATAGATGAAGCAATAGGCGACGAAAAAGCTGACGACTTCATTGACGACATCGAAGAAGATGATGACGAAATTGAAGCAGAAGAGATGTATGGTGAAGATTCTGAGGGCGAAGACGCACCCGAAGCTGAACTAACAGAACCAGAAGCTGAAATGGAATTATCAGATGAAGATGGCGAAGCTGATATGGACGGTGACGGTGAAGTAGACAGTCACGAAGAAGATCACGCAGAGATTGAAGATAAGTTAGTAGACGTTGAAGACGCACTAGCTGATCTAAAAGCAGAATTTGCTAAAGTAATGGGCGACGAAGCTCCAGCAGAAGAGCCAGAAATGGAAATGGAACCAGAAATGGAACCAGAACTAGAAATGGAACCAGAAATGGAAGAAACTGCTGTTGTTGAGGACACTAAAGCTGAAGATACTAAATCTGATAAAGAGGAAGTAGAAGAAGCAAAAGATGAAGCCGATGAAAAAACAGAAGAAATCGAAGAAGGTGCAGAACTAAAAGCAGCTCCAGTTAGTATGCCAGCAGGCGATGACGGTAAAGCGTCACCAGTTGCAGGTAAAAACGATATGGGCGGCAAAGCAGTAGACATGTCTAAGAAATCTTCAGACGGCAGCAAAAAAGGCCTAACAGGCGATGCTAAAGATATGAACGTTGATGGCCCACAAGAGGCAGGCGATCTTAAAGCAGAACCAAAAGGTCATGGCGCTGAGAAAAAAGGCAAAGCTGAATAATTATGCTTACACTTAAAGAGAACCTAACATATGATCAGGCTAAAATCATAACTGAGACAGCTCAGGACGGTAAAAGCCTTTTTATGCAAGGTATCTTTGTACAAGGAAATACTCGTAATCAAAACTCAAGAGTTTACCCAGTTAATGAAATTTCAAAAGCTGTTAAAGCAATACAAGAAAAAATTGAAACTGGATATTCGGTTTTAGGCGAGGCAGATCATCCAGATGATTTGCAAGTTAATTTAGACCGTGTTAGTCACATGATTGAAAAAATGTGGATGGACGGTCAAGACGGTTATGGTCGATTAAAACTGTTACCTACTCCAATGGGAAATATTTGTAAAACCCTTATAGAGAATGGAGTAAAACTTGGCGTTTCGTCAAGAGGTAGTGGAAATGTAACAGAAAGCGGCAATGTTAGCGAGTTTGAAATTCAAACAGTTGATCTTGTTGCTAATCCAAGTGCACCAGATGCTTACCCAGACCCTTTATATGAACAAATTATGAATGGTAAACGTGGTAACATCTTACTTGACGTTGCATCCGCAGTAAAAGACGACACAATAGCAAATCAATACCTCCAGAAGGAAGTATTAAAGTTCATTGAAAAACTAGATATTAGGAGAAGCTAAATGGCAAATGCAATAGAACAACTCCTAAGTTCAGAAGTCCTATCTGAGGAAGTGCGTTCAACACTTTCAGAAGCATGGGAAGCAAGATTAGGTGAAGCTCGTGAAGAGATCACTGCCGAATTACGTGAAGAATTCGCTAACAGATATGAAACTGACAAAACGCAAATGGTGGAAGCACTAGATGCAATGGTATCAGATACAATTAAAACTGAATTAGCAGAATTTGCAGCAGATAAAAAAGCGGCAGTTGAATCTCAAGTTGAGTATAAACGTAAAATCGCAGAACATGCTGAGCTCCTTGATAAGTTTGTTATGGAAACACTTAAAAAGGAAATTGGCGAACTACGCAACGACAGAAAACTTCAAGAAAGCAATTTTGAGAAGTTAGAAGACTTTGTGATGGAACAACTTACTTCAGAACTTAATGAATTCCATAAAGACAAGAAAGACCTTATTGAACAAAAGGTAAAACTTGTTGCAGAAGGTAAAGAAATGATTACCAAAGCAAAAACTGACTTCATAGACAAGGCTTCTACAAAACTAGCTACTATTGTTGATAAGACACTTACAACAGAATTAGGTACGTTAAAAGAAGATATTAAGCAGGCAAAAGAAAATATGTTCGGACGTAAACTGTTCGAAACTTTTGCGGCTGAGTTTATGGGTTCGCATATCGCTGAGGGAACACATATTTCAAAACTTTCAAAAGAACTTTCAGATGCGAAGACTCAAATTGAAGAATCGCAAAAAGAAATTGAAGCTAAAGAGGCAAAAATTACTGAAGCAACAAATGAAGTTGCTAGAATTAATGAAAGCCGTGAGCGTGAGGCAGTTATAACTGAACTTATGTCTCCTTTGGCCAAAGATAAACGTGAATTAATGAACAACTTACTTGAAAGCATAGCTACAAGCAAGTTAAAAGCCCAATTCAACAAATACCTACCAACGGTACTTAATGAGTCAGGCACAAACAAAGATTCACAAAAAACACTAACAGAATCTCAGAAGACTGAGATTACCGGTAACAAGGCTAACACTCCAGCAAACACGGATAGTGAAGCCGAAATTATTAACCTTAAAAAGTTAGCAGGAATCAACTAAGGAGAATTCCAAATGACACAGAATCTATTTGAAAATTGGGACGTTACAAAAGACGCCCTAACAGATGGCTTAGAAGGTAACAAAAAGGTTGTAATGGAATCAGTTCTTGAAAACACTAAGAGCTACCTTTCAGAATCAGCTACAGCTGGCACAACTATGGCGGGTAACGTTGCATCACTTAACAAAGTGATTCTTCCAGTTATCAGACGTGTGATGCCAACAGTTATCGCAAACGAACTTGTAGGCGTACAGCCTATGACAGGTCCAGTAGGACAAATACATACACTTAGAGTAAGATATGGCGAAACAGCATCAGGCGTTTCAGCAGGTGATGAAGCTTTATCTCCATTTGCAATTGCAAAAGGATACTCAGGTGATGCAAACGCATCAGCAGGCGCAGCAACTTCAACTTCTTCTTTAGAAGCAGAAGCTGGAAAGAAACTTTCTATCCAAGTATTGAAGCAAACAGTTGAAGCGAAAACTCGTAAATTGAGTGCTCGTTGGACGTTTGAAGCGGCTCAAGACGCAAACGCAATGCACGGTCTAGACGTTGAAGCAGAAATTATGCAGGCACTTGCCCAAGAAATTACTGCTGAGATTGATCAAGAAGTGATCGGTTCACTACGTACATTAGCAGGCGCGGCAACTGATACATATGACCAAGGTTCAGTATCAGGTACAGCAACTTTCGTTGGAGACCAACATGCGGCACTAGCAGTTCTTATAAACAGATCAGCTAACCTAATCGCGGCAAGAACACGTCGTGGTGCAGGTAACTATGTCGTTGTTTCACCAACTATGTTAACAGTACTACAAAGTGCAACAACTTCAGCGTTCGCAAGAACAACTGAAGGACCTTTTGAAGCTCCAACAAATACTAAATTTGTAGGTACTTTGAATGGCACTATGCGTGTTTTTGTTGACCAGTACGCGGCAGATAATGCTCCAGTACTAGTTGGCTATAAAGGCGACGGTGAAATTGATGCGGCAGCATTTTATTGCCCATACATTCCACTAATGTCTTCAGGCACAGTATTAGATCCGGCAACATTCGAGCCAACAGTATCATTTATGACACGTTATGGCTATGTTGAGCTAAATAACCAGGCTTCATCTCTTGGTAATGCGGCGGACTACGTTTCTAAAATTGATGTTAACGCAAGTAACTTGTCATTCCAGTAATATTTTACTAGAATACAATTTTTTACATAAAAATAGGCTCAGAAATGGGCCTATTTTTTTGGCTGTGGATAAAATTAAAAAAAGATTAAAAAAAAGGTTGACCTTTAGGCAAAACTGTTATATATTAAACACATAAGTAACAAAAAACTAATTACTTTTTGTTAATAGTGCAAGGAAGAGGGTCTTACCAGAGGCTCTAACTTGACTAACCAGGGGTGGTACCCAGGCTTTATCTGGAAAACAGAGGGAGTCACATCGCAGTCACTGGCGGGGTTAGGTTGCTGGAATTATAGAATGGTATCTGTGTTTCCGGCTTGTAGGTGTAACCAAGTCCTACCTATTTAACTTATTAACGGAAAAGACGCATTATTAATTTAATGTGTCTTTTCTTATGACAGTTCAAAACATCTTACCTTTGATAAATACATATATAATTATATAAATAGGAAGTAGTAGGAAAAAAGTATTATGTCATCACACATTAATCCAGATTCTGGAACATTAGTTATAGAAAGCACCAACACATTGGATGTTGGCGTATCTCCTGTTGATCCAGTAGGTGCATCTCTTTATAATAAAGGTGGAACGTATGCGGCCGGTAATATGTATATCGGAGGCACCCTTGTTGTAAACGGAGATGTTATATCACTAGGTAACGGAGGCGGTTCCTTAACATTAAATGCCAATATCAGTAGCGATGTTATACCTAATATAGACTCAGGCATACAATATAATATAGGTAGTAACACTAATCCATGGAATGTTGGGTATTTACAAAAAATAGTAATATTAACAAAGTCAGCTACAAATTCTGTTTCACTAGATACTAGAGGCACAGTATACGTAGACGCAAGTACAGATTTAGCACTATCACTATCAAACGGTATAGAGGGTGAGAGAAAAGTTATAGTTACTACAGCGACACCAGCCGGTACAGTTGTTGTAACTCCTAGTACAGCGAACGGTTTCAGTACTGTAGCGTTCACAACAGCTGGTCAAAGTGTAGAGATGATTTATACAAGTGCAGGCTGGTCTATTCTTTCTGTTTATGGACCTAGCGTAGCATAAAGCAACGTTAGTAAAGAATAATAGAAACAAAAACGCAAGAGCGGCGAAATTGTGAGGAATAGAAGTTGGCTATTAATATAAATCATAGTGCAGATAAGATCAAATCTGAATCTGACTTAATACTGGACGCAGGTGCGGCAAGTAACATCGATGTTTCGGCAAAGATTGTTAAAAACGCATCAGACCCAGTAGATGCACAAGACCTTGTAACAAAATCATACCTCGAAGCAAACAGTGGTAGCAGTGCCATTGATTTAACATTGGGCGTAAGTTCAGATAGTAGTTGGACAGATGGCGCAATTGAAGGATGGCTTCAAAGTACGACAGTAGGTGATGCTATTGACGACTTAAATGAAGCAATGTTAAATGTACAAAATAGTACATTTGTTAAAGGTGTGGATTTTACCGCTAATCCTACAACAGGTGGTGCAGGACTTAATACTACTCTTACTATTACTGCAACAGGAAACCCTAATAGATATACCGTAGATTGGGGTGATGGCAATTCAACTACAGCTACTTCCGATTCTACTCCCTCACATACTTACGCTACCAACTCAGGTAGCCCATTTGATGTTACTGTTACTGCATTTAACAATGCAGGTGTAGGAACAGGCTCAACATCAAGTAAATTAAGGCAAGACTACATTACTATTTTTACAAGTGATCCAAACGCAGTTATGGAGTTGTATAGAAATGCAACAGGCGGATCAGCATTAACAGGCAACAATTTGTATGTTGTTGAAGGTGATAATTTATACTTAGAAAACGATACTACTAACACAAGTAGTGCAGATGTAACATATTCAATGGATTGGGGTGATGGCTCATCTGTTGATAACATTGCTAGTGATTCTGCAGATGGAGGAGTCAATGGTGCAAGATTATTGCATACATGGGCTCCAAGTACATCATCAGGAACATCTAGGGATACAGTTACATTAACTTTGCTAACGCATAGTACAGCATTACCTTCCTCTATTCCCGATTCAACTACAAAACAGTTAAAAGTTTATGCTAGTTCGCCAACTGCACCCAATGGGTTAAGTGCTAAAACATTATCATTTAGTGATACAACAGGATCATCTCCATACTTAGCGGCAAGTTTCACAGATAATACTCCAGGTACTAGTTTAACTGCTGGTAGCAGTGTTAAAAGGGTAACAGCAACAGCAGGTAATATTGAGAGTGATGTAATTACTTCATATGCATATGATGCTGATGCAGGAACATTAGAAGCAAAAGTTAATAATGCAGTAGACGGTAGCATAGCATTTACTAGTGGTAATGAAACTGGATCAAATGCTAGTTTAACAGTAACTGATGAAGAAGATTATAATTTATTAAATGCAGGTGGAACAAGTACAAGTTTTGCAAATAGCATATACCACCCAGGATTATACAAAGGATTTAAAGCAAAAGTATCAACATCAGCTTCAGGTATAAGCAATGGTGTAAACAGTATGCAGTTAAATCATAGTACAACAGGTGCAACTAATACTGTTGAGTTTGTTAAAGATACATTAACAGCAACACCTACTAGTGTAATTGGAACTATTACAGAAAACGTTCCAGGAACTTTTAGATTTATTTCAGGTATACCATATTATAATACAGGTTCACCTAGTTTAACTCTTACAGGAAGTACAGTAGAAAATTTTGTAGGACAAACATATCAAAACACATCAAGTCCAGTTGAAGTTGAAGGTGCAATAAACCAAGAAGGTACAAGTGGCGATGTTATTAATAATTTAGATTTTACATACAGCAATATAGATGGTGCGTCAACTATGCTTAGTAGTGGAACCCCAATTGCTGACACAGGCGTAGGAACACCATATGCAATAACAGCATTAACTCTACCAATTACAACAAGTTCAAGAAGATCAATTCAGTCAATTAAAATGAGAGCAAAAAACTCAAATGGATCAGGTTCATTTGATGTAGATAATACAACACTAATTCAAGTACATACAGCAAGTCCAAGTGGTATAGATGAAGAAGATATATTAGTTGCAAATAGTTTAGGAAATGGTACTTACACAGATGACGGTAAAAGAATTTCAGACTTCCTTTCAGAAACAACAGACACACCTTCGTATACTAGTAGTACTAATTTTTATACAAACAGTTTATTTAATGGAGCAGTTGCAGTTGAAGGAACACAAGAAGCAACTACTAGATGGGGAGATATAAAACATTTTGTAACAGATTTATCAACTGGCTATTTGCCAGTAGGGCCAAATAGAAGTGCAGATACAGGAACACAATATTTTACATTTGCATTCCGCAGACAAGTTGTTGCTAACTTTGATATAGATATTAATTCAAATGGTATAGCAGGTATGTGGATAGCGGCACCAGGCACTGCTATTGATAGTGCTAGTGGTTTAAACGGTTGGCTTGAATGTACATCTCAATATGCAGGTGCTGGCGTACCAGGTAGTGATACAGGTAACGGTGGTAATGGATCAAACGGTTGTGCATTAACAGGTGCAGACGTTGTTCCAACAGGTTCAAGTATTAATTCAAGTTATACAATGACATTAGGTAGTGAGAATATGAGTAATGCAACTGATAATGTTGTATTAGTTAGAATTGCACTATCAGCCGGTAAAGAAATTACAGGGCTATCAATAGGAGAGGCTAGTTAATGGCAATCTCTGATAATCAAAAATTAGATTATTTATTTAAGAAGGTCGGTTTCGGCGCTTCTAAAACAGATACAGTTTTTAATAAATTAGCGGCTAATGAAAGCATACCAAGTCCACTTTTATTACGTGGTGATAAAGTTTGGGCTGAAGCAGGTAATATTCCAGCAGTAAAACCTGGAACAACAAGTGGTGTAGTAACTTTACAAACAGCAGTAGAAGCAACAGCAGATATTACAGCATCAACTAATAGAACTTGGAAAACAGGACTTACAGATTGGATTCCAACAGAATTTGGTAGTACTTACTTAGTAAATGTTTATATTCACACTGCTGGTGATTCAGCAGGTGCTGAAAGTTTAAGCAACAAAGTATTTACTACTGGTAGTGGTAACAACGACGAATGGTTCTTTGATTATCAAAGTGGTGTATTAAACTTTATTGGTGATAACTTACCTAATGGTGTAAACTTTACTGGTAAAAGTGTTTATATTACAGGTGCTACATATACTGGACTATTTGGAGTAAGTTCAAGTAGTGCTATAAGCAACTTACAATCGCAAATAGATGACATACTATCAAATACAGATCCAGCAACATTAGATTCATTAACAGAAATTGTTTCGTCATTCCAGACGGCAGACTTAGCAACAAACGCGGCCTTAGTAGCTCAACAACTTACAGTTAGTGAAATTAATGACCCAGTATCAAATGTATCAGTATCAAATGTAACAGGATTAAAATTTGACGTAGACGGTGGGTTTGCACTTACAGACAATGCAGACGGTACAGTAACAGTAAAACTTGAGTCAACATTTAAAACGTGGCATGTCTATGATACTGCAACAGATACAACACCAACTGATATTGTTGCGTCAGGTGTTGATGAAATTGATATACGTGCTGGTAATAACATTACAATTACTCCGGTTACTACTCCAGGTTCACAAGGTATAACAATTGCTAGTGATATTAGTGATTTATTAGACCTTGGCATAGCTGATGGTACAGTTGGACAAGTATTACAAACAGATGGTAATGGTAACTTCTCATTTACAAATAATAGTATTACATCTAACTCTATTCCTACTTCTCAAGACTTTACAGGTGATGGATCAACTGTAGACTTTACATTAACAGATTCACCAGCAGATGAAGAATCAATTGACGTTTATGTAAATGACGTTTTGCAACGTCCAAGCATTTATTCATTAGCCGGAACTACATTAACATTTAATGAAACTCCTGCTATTGATGATAACATATATGTTAAGTATAGATATCCGAATGCAACAAATGTAAGTTTAGTAAATAACTCTGTAGAAAACCAACACTTAGATTTGATATATACTAGTGACCAGTATACCGGAAACAATAGTACTACACAATATACTATACAATCAGGACATACTGTTCATAGTATGTTAGTTATAGTCGATGGATTAATATTGCAACCATCAGAATATAGTATACTAGGCTCGACACTAACAATGTCAACTGCACCAGCAAATAGTGCTACAGTTGACTTTAGATATTTCCCAATCTAGGGAAATATTTTTTTAAAATCCTAGTTCTCAAATAAGTTAATTCCACTCAAATATAGGTAAATACACTTGCACAAGGTTTTACGACCTGTGTAACGTAAGTATGTTTATAAGAAAAGAATTTTACTCATACTTGCGTAGTGTTAAATGTGGAGTTCATATACCACACTTAACCTTTTCCTTATATAGATTATAGGGAAATCAAATATATTTGATTGGAGAAATCTATATGGCTTTTAGACAAATTAAAACTCCTGCTCTTGCGGATCAGGCAGTTATCACAGCCAAGCTAGACGTTACAGCAGTTTCAGGCCACTCAGCTGTTACATCACTTATTGGAGCAGACGAATTAATGGTTCATGATTCAGCAAACGGTGCTTTGAAAAAAATCACCTCAGCTAATCTAATTGGTTCTTATGATACTGATAATTTAAGTGAAGGTTCTACCAATGTTTACTTTACAGACGCACGTGTGCGTACTTCAGTAGACGGCTATGTAACAGGCGGCACAGGTGTTGCTGTTGCAGGTGGAGCTATCTCAATTGGTCAGGCTGTTGCTACTACAGACAACGTTACGTTTAACAACGTAGCAGTTGACGGTACATTAACAACAGATGACATCACATCAGCTACCGTGACAACTTCTGGTAACATGATTGTTGGTGGTGACTTAACAGTTCAAGGTACAACTACATCAGTTAACTCAACTACAGTTGAAATTTCTGATAACATCCTTGTATTAAACAAAGACGCAACAACGGGTACAATAGACGCAGGTATTACAGTTGAGCGTGGATCAGATGGCGACAAGTCGTTTATCTGGGACGAAACAAATGACAGATGGTCAATAGGTGCAGAAAACCTATACACATCAGGTTCATTTCTTGGTAGCATAACTGGTACAGTAACTGGTACAGTTTCATCAATTGCTAACCACGACACTGACGATTTATCAGAAGGTTCAAGCAACCTATATTGGACACAAGCACGTTTCAATACAGCAATTGCAGCGGCTGACACTGATGATTTATCAGAAGGTTCAACAAACCTATACTACACAGACGCTCGTGCAAATGCGGCGTTTGATACAAAGTTAGCAGCAGCTGATTCAGACGATTTATCAGAAGGTTCAAGCAACTTATACTTTACAAATGCTCGTGCAAACGCAGTTATTGCTGGAGCATCGGTTGGTGATCTTTCAGATGTTGATATTTCAGGAATCGCAGGCGGTAACACAATCGTTTGGGATGGTGGAAGCTCATCATTTACAACAGCTGATCACTTTGATACAGCAGACTTTAATGCGGGTATTGCGGCATTAGATACTGATGATTTAAGTGAAGGTACAAACTTGTACTTTACAACAGCAAGAGCACGTAGCTCAATAAGTGCATCCGGTTCGTTGGCATATAATGCAACAACTGGTGTTATGTCTTATACAGAGCGTACAAACTCAGCAATTGAGGCGTTAGCACGTGGTGCCCTTTCGGCAACAGGTGATTTAACTTATAACTCAACTACTGGTGCGTTCGGTGTAGTAACATACAAAGACGCTAACTTTGATGCACGTCTTGCTACAAAAGATACTGATGACCTAACAGAAGGTTCAGGTAACTTATACTACACAGATGCACGTGTTGCATCGTACTTAGGTACAAACTCATATGCTACAGAAACATATGTAGATGCTCAAGTTGCAGCGGTTATTGACGCGGCACCAGCGGCTCTAGATACATTGAACGAACTAGCCGCATCATTAAATGATGACGCTAACTTCGCAGGTACAATGACAACAAATCTAGCAACGAAACTAGCTTTAGCTGGTGGTACAATGACTGGCAACATTGCAATGGGTTCAAACTCAATTACAGGTCTTGCAGCTCCGGCAGCAGGCGGTGATGCGGCTAACAAAACATACGTAGATGGTCAAGTTACAACAATTAACAACACAATCTCAGCATTAGATACTGACGACGTTGCAGAAGCTTCAAATTTATATTGGACAACTGCACGTGGAATCACAGTAGCAGATGCACGTATTGCTTTAGCAGGCGTTGGAGATCTTGCAGATGTTGACACAACAGGTGCAGCTTCAGGTAAGTTCTTAAAGCATGATGGCAGCGAATGGATAGTTGGTGATGCGGCGGCAGCTCTATTAGAGCTAACTGACGTAACTGATAATACATTTACAGCAAAAGCTGATTACGTTTTACAAGTTAATTCCGGCGCAACAGCGATGGAACTTGTAGATCCAGCAGTAGTTGTTTGGGGCAGTCAGAATCGTGTAGTAATAAACGGTTCAGGAGTAGCAACTTACGCACTAGGCTTCACAGGCTCACAAAGCCATGCTTATGTGTTTGTAGGTGGTGTTATTCAAGATCCAACAACTCACTATACTATTACTGGTTCATCAATTACATTTACGTCAAACATTCCAACAGGAACGCAGGCGGTTGTAATTAACCCAGCAGTAGCTTCAGTACCAGTATTACAGGCAGGTTCTGTAACATCAACTCAAATCGCGGGCACAGACGTTAAGGCGTATGTACAAGGATCTGACGTTGCAGTAACAGGTGCAACTACAATTGATACTTTTGCAGGCGGTACATACCGTTCAGCAAAATATATCATGCAAGTTGACGACGGTGCAGGTAACTACGAATCAAGAGAAGCATTAGTTGTACACGATGGTACGACTGCATACATCACTGAGTACGCAATGGTTTATACCGGAGCAGACTTAATTGGTGATGCAAGTGTTACTATGTCGGGCAGTGATGTTCTACTACAGTATACACCAACAACAGGATCAGCAACAGTGAAAGTTATCGCAACTTACATTGATGTGTAATCTAAATTAAGAAGGAGTCAATAAAATGGCACAAAGAAAATTTATAATTGACGGTGGTTTTAAAACTGACGATGCTTCTGAGCTATTAGCTAACTTGACAATGGGCGGCACAATTGATATGGATGGTAATAAAATCCTAAATGTTGCAGCGGCAACAGCAAGTAGCGATGGTGCAAGTAAAGGTTATGTCGATGCTGAGATTGCAAGTTTAGTAGATTCAGCTCCAGGTACGTTAGATACACTCAACGAACTTGCGGCAGCACTAGGCGATGATGCAAACTTTTCGGCAACAATCACTGCAAGTATTGGCACAAAAGCGGCAACTACATACGTAGATGCGGCGGATGCTGTTAATGCGGCAGCTATTACGTCGGGAGATGCGGCAACTGTTACAACAGCAGCGGCAGATGCAACTACCAAAGCAGATACAGCTCAAGCAAATGCTCAGGCATTCGCAACAAACGCAGACCTAGCAGTTAATGCGGCGTGGTTAGCGGCTGATACAGCTCAAACAACTTCGTTACAGTCTTATGCAGATACTGCAGAAGCAGACGCAATTGCTACAGCGGCGGCAGATGCAACTTCTAAAGCAAATGCGGCACAAGCGGCGGCAGAAGCAACAGCGGCAGCGGCTAATACAGCTCTTGCTACAGCACAAAATACTGCATGGGCAGCAGGCGACGCGGCAACGTTAGCTTCTGCACAAACTTACGCAGATACAGCTGAAGCAGACGCAGTTACAACAGCAAATGCTTACACTGATACTTCAGTAGCTAACCTAGTAGATTCAGCTCCAGGTACACTGGATACGTTGAACGAACTAGCGGCAGCATTAGGTGACGACGCAAACTATGCGGCATCAGTAACAGCGGCAATTGCAGCGGCTCAAACAGCGGCTCAAAACTATGCAGATGCAAATGATGCAAATACAACTTACACAGCCGGCAACGGTATGACGTTAAGTGGTACTGAGTTCTTAATGAGTGGTTCATATACTGGTAGCTTCACAGCAACTGGTGACATTACTGCTTATTCCGATGAGAGCTTGAAAACTAATATTCAAGTAATTGACGGTGCATTAGGTAGAGTTGAAGCAATCCGTGGTGTAACTTTTGATCGTATTGAAGATGGTTCAACCTCAACAGGTGTTGTGGCTCATGAACTTGAAGCAGTACTTCCAGAAGCGGTTCATACAGACGTTAACGGACTTAAGAGTGTTGCTTATGGTAACATTACAGGTCTATTAATTGAAGCTGTTAAAGAACTTTCAGCACAAGTAGCAGAACTTAAAGCTAAGTAATTATTTAATTACAAAATAATCAAGCAGGGTAGAAATACCCTGCTTTTTTATGGCTATTCGATAAATACTATTATAATTAAAGGAATAGCAAATGGCTTTTAGAGGAATACAATCAACTAACATAATAAGTACAGAGGTTGGGTTTACTGACCCACTTCTTATACTGAACAAAGACGGATCATCTGCGGTTGATGTTGGATTTTTAGGTAAAATAGGAGCTACATCATATGCAGGTCTTGTTAAAGATAGCAGTACAGATGAGTTTCTTTTAATAAATTCAATTAGTTTAGGATCAACCTCAGTTAATAGTGTTGATGCCACAGATTTAAGTCTTGTTAAAGGTAATCTTACAGCAGGTACAGTTACAGCAACTTCATTTGTTGGAGATGGTTCTGCTTTAACTAATATTTCTGGTATTGTTGATTGGGCACAAGCATCAGCAGGTACTATACATGCTAGTAATTACACAGATACTACATATTCAGTAGGTGACGGCGGATTAACTCAAAATAACTTTACAAATACATTAAAGAATAAATTAGATACTATTGAGACTTTAGCAGACGTAACTGATACAGCAAATGTAACATCATCTGGTGCATTAATGACAACTGGCGGAACTATGTCAGGCAATCTTAATATGGGTGCTAATGAAATTATTCTTGCTGATAATGGTATAATACAAATGGGTACTGGTGATGATTTTAATATTTATCATGATGGTTCTGATAGCATAATAAAAGATAAAGGTACTGGTAATTTAGCATTGAGAACTAATGGTAACTTTTATGTAGTAAACGAAGCTAGTAGTGAAGTTCTTATCAGAGCAGATGTAAATGGCTCTGTAGATTTATATTACGACAACTCTAAGAAAATTGAAACAACTGCTTCTGGTGTAACTGTATCAGGAACCGTAAGTGCAACAGCATTTACTGGAGATGGTTCTGCCTTAACAGGTATATCATCAGGTTCATCAACACTTGCTAGTTTAACAGATGCTACAGTATCATCTTCAGACCCAACTATAACAGCTAACCCATCAGCAGTAGGACATCTTTGGATTAATTCTTCTTCTGGTGAATCTTATGTTTGTACCGATGCTACAACTAATAATAATATTTGGAGTAATATAGGAGAGGGCGAAGGAGATTTATATGGCGGATGGGGTGGTTCAGCATCGGGTGGCACTACATCAACATATGGAAGTTATACTATGCACACATTTACATCATCAGGAACATTTACTGTTACAACAGGAGGTCCTATTGATTACCTAGTTGTCGCAGGCGGAGGTGGCGGAGGAAGCCACATTGGTGGTGGCGGTGGTGCTGGTGGTATGTTAACAGCAACAAATTATACTATTAGTACAGGAGCTCACGTAATATCTATTGGCGGTGGCGGCTCGGGTTCTACACATACAAATGGTGTAGCAGGTAATGGTGGCAACACTTCTTTTGGAAGCATTGCTACAGCAATTGGTGGAGGCGGTGGCGGATCAGGATATGGTACAGGCGCCGCTGGTGGTTCAGGTG